CAGGCAGTGTTGAATGCTATTAACAAAGCATTTGACGAATCCCCTTGGGACGTAAGTTTTCTGGCAGGTGCTAGTGCCGCCGCCGCCCTGCGTGCTGCTGCGGATCAGGTGGTGCCGTCTGACTCCAGCGAACCACGAAACTACCTGCCCGCATTACTGGAGTGCCAACGCATCCGTGCCGAACTCCTTGCTATTGCCGCCGAGATGGTAGGTGAGACTCATGAGACTCAGGCTGTACCTGTAACATAATATTAAATAAAACTAAAGTCAGTAGTTGACTGACCTTAGTTTTACTATACTATCTTTGTTCATTCATTCAACATCATGGAAATTTCTGCTGACTATCAAGAACAAGTTGATAAATTGTATGCTGCAATACCTGAAAACAAATGGAATGATCTAATCTCATTAACCGCTGATAAAATGACAGAACAACTACCTGTTATTGAATTGATTAATCTTTGTGCATTGATATTTGAACTCGGATATAGACAGGATAAAAAAAGTATGTTACAAGACTTACTTAGAGTCTTTGGACAGGATGCAACTCGTAAGCTTATTGCTGAGGCAGGCATTATGCTTTTGTCCTCAGATACAGAAACCACTCCCACCAACGACATTTACTAATCATGGCATTTCAACAACCAGCTAATAAGGTTTTCTTAAACGGCAAACCACTTACATCATGGGCAGAAGAACTATCAAAGCCAGAGCCTAAAATAATTGCAAGTTCAGTTACTGTGACCCATGACTTTGAACTTCCTGAAGATGAAGAAACAACAACAACATATACTGCCAAGTTGTTAATTAATTTTGATGATAATGGTATTGACTTGAACTACCAAGAAAAAGTAACTGAAGATACCAGTAAATGGGGATCAAGCTCAACGCTTACTATCCCATCTAAAGTATTAGCCATTAAGTTAGCTGAGCTAATACTTGATTACTATGGGTGTTAGATAATACTAACATTATATTGTGCTGGCATTAAGTATTTATTTATGTAAGCCCAGCTTATTTATTTTACTTAAATCAAATGAATCCAATGACAATTAAATGTCCTTGCTGTAATCACGATCACTGCACAACATTACGAGCTAACCGTCACTCCAGTGGTGTTATCATGAGATCACGTTTATGTGCCTATTGCAAACAACGCTTTTCTACCTATCAACGACCAGGGGAAACACATCAGACTGTTGGTTATATGCCAGAAGAATATAGAATGCCTCGACAGTATTCAACACTTACATTTGAATTAGCTGAACAGATAAGGGAACGTGTAGGTAATGGTGAGAACCAAAAGGCATTAGCTGTAGAGCTAGGTATCCATCGTTCTACTGTTGGCAAGATAGTCCGTAATATCCTATGGACAAAAGATAAGCCTAAGCAAAGACAAGAATCAAAAATCTATAAAGTATCTCGTTGTTATGCAGCAGGCTGTGTCCATTGGGAACGTAAATGCACCATGGGATTTACTGAGCTTGATGGACGTGACTGTGCATGCTATGCAAAAAAGGGACAGTATAGTGAAGTGTCGTAACTGCCGTAGTAAAAACACACGGGTTACCTGCACTCAACATCAAGATCACATTGATCAGATGTGGCAGTACCGCAGATGTTTGGATTGTGGTACCAGGTTTAAAACCATTTGTATTTATGCAATCAACCGGCCTGGTCCTAAGCTTGGGTCCAAGGGGGCTATAAAAAATGTAGGATCTGCAAATCAAAATGCAATCCTTACTGAATGTAACGTACGCGACATCCGCACCTTGGCACGTAAAGGATTAATGCAAAAAACAATCGCAGAAAAATATGGGTTATCTTCTGCTACAATTAACCGAATCGTTTTACGCAAAGCATGGAGGCATGTGCCATGACTAAGAAACAAATTAAGCAACTCATTCAAAAACTAAAAAATGCTTATGTAACATGCCATGATTGTGGCGATAAGTATGGTGTGTATTCCGTAGGATGTTCATCAAGCTGGAATGGCATATGTAATGTATGTGACAAACTCACAAACATTACAGAAACTAGGGACTACGCCTACTTTGCAACTGGTATTAAACAACTCACCGATCAACTGAACTTACATGATGCTGCCTCTGTACCAGCGACTAAGCCAAGCCGAAAAGGCAAGGCTACGCAAGAAGTTAACTAATGTAAAGCTTATGGGGAATATGGCTGAATTAGTATACAATCAACAGACTCCCATGACCGAGGAACAAATCAAACTATCAAAAGCCTGTGACAAACGTATGTTGTTTTTAATGGAACTTCTATCATGAATTAAAATCCCGACATTGAGAATCCTGGTAACATACGTTTATTAAGATTCCAAGTAGGCCATAGGCGCAGGCAAGCAAGTGATCCGCGTCCTAAGCATGACGTTAAACTGCTATCCAACTCACGCTCAACTGAACAATGAACCTTCTTAAGTTTTCCCGTGGCAATGCTAAGCTCAGTAAAAGACTGATTTTTAGTTTACCTGCTGGCTATGCATGTCCTAGCGCTGGTGTATGCAGAACATTTGCTGATCGGCACACAGGTAAGATCAATGATAGTCTTACTGAGCTAATCGAAGGTGTTGCAGAGTATAGATGCTTTGCTGCCATGGCAGAGACTAGGCCTAACGTACGTGATGCCCGTTGGTATAACTGGGATCTATTACGTGATGCAGCCTATACTGATTCAAAGCATGCCGTAGATAATATGGCTGCACTTATCTTGGCTTCTATTGATCCATATGATGAGGATCTTGTAAGAGTCCATGAGTCAGGTGACTTCTGGACAGAGCAGTATCTTATGGCATGGATAGATGTAGCAAGGCAACGCCCTAAAAAAATCTTTTATGCATTTACTAAATCACTTAACATGTGGTTGAACCAGGTTGAGAACATACCAAGTAACTTCTTTTTAACTGCATCAATAGGTGGTCAACTTGATAGCTTGATTCCAGGGCGTGAACATATCTTTATCCGTAGGGCATACGTGGTGTACACAGAGGAAGAAGCCGACGCCCAAAACCTAGAGATCGACCATGACGATAGCCATTGCCTTGGCAACAAACCATTTGCACTATTAGTCCATGGGTCTCAGAGGGCAGGCTCTAATGCAAGCAAAGCAATACAGCTACGTAAGAAGCAAGGTAAGTTTGTAGGTTATAACACAGTTAAAAAAGTAAAGAAACTAATTGCTTGCACATAAGAATAAAGTAGTTAGTATTTAGGTAATCTTGCATCTCCCCCAGACCCCCTGGGGGAGTACCAGGAAAACACCCTGATTACTAGTAGTAACCACCATGGCTTACCTCATCAGTTGTACCTTAGATGGTATACCTCATGCTATCCAAGCAGACCAAGAATCAAATCGATTCTATTTAGTCCCATTAACGAATGAAACTGCATTAAGTAAAGTGTTATCTCATCCACAAAAAACTGGTATCATCAGCATTCTGAAATGGATTGAAGACAATGATGTAGAGTTATTCAACCAAGGACTAAAAATTCAAGATGTATCGCTTTACAGAAAGTAAGTTTCAAATGGTAACAGCACCAGAAAAACGCTGGTATGTATTCGATCTTGAAACAAATGGGCTGTATGATGACGTGGTAGAAATCTTCTGCCTCGTCATTTATGATATCCAAAGAAAACAAACTTTTACTTACGGGCCTGATTCTATTGCTGATGGTCTTGAGCATCTGGCTAGTGCTGATGTACTTATAGGACATAACATAATCTTTTATGACATCCCAGTCATAAGAAAACTTTATCCATTTTATACTTTTAGGGCAGCTCCGGTTATTGATACCTTGGTATGCACCAGGCTTATATGGCCTAAAGAGATATTATATGATTTAGATCTTAGTGTTTATCCTGAGGTTCCCGCAAAACTTAAAGGTTCTGCCTCATTAAAAGCTTGGGGCTATAGACTAGCTGACAATAAGATTGAATTTAAAGACTTCTCTGCATACTCAGAGGAGATGGCAGAATACTGTCGGCAAGATGTAAATGTTACTTACAAATTGCTATGCTTTATTCAATCTCAAAACTATCCTGAGTCATCTTTATTTCTTGAACATGAATTTGCTAAAGCGATTAACGATCAGATTATCTCTGGCTTTTCATTTGATGTGGACAAATGTCTTGATCTGGTGGATGTGCTCAGAGACCGCAAAGAAAAACTTGAAGCAGAATTGCAGGAAGCATTCCCGCCAATCATACAAGAAGAAATCTTTATTCCAAAAGTAAACAACAAAAATCGTGGATACATCAAAGACGTTCCATTTACAAAAAGAGTTGAGCACCGATTTAATCCAGGGTCTCGTGCACAAATTATTGATCGGTTACATATTAAATATAAATGGAATCCAGGAAAAACTACAGAAAAAGGAAATGCAATCCTTGATGATGATGTGTTGGAAAACTTACCGTTTCCTGAGGCTAAGCTCTTAGCTGAGTATCAACTAATTAAGAAAAGACTAGGGCAAATAGCTGACGGTAATAACGCATGGCTAAAGCTTGTTAATAAAGAAGATAATAAAATACACGGTAGTGTTAATACAAATGGATGTATAACAGGACGCTGTAGTCACAGCAATCCAAATATGGCTCAAGTCCCAGGTAGTTATAGTCCTTACGGTAAAGAATGTCGTTCACTCTTTCATGCTCCCCATGGTTACACCCTTATCGGCGTTGATGCAAAAGCTTTGGAACTCAGGTGCCTTGCTGGTTACCTTGCCTACTGGGATAACGGTGCTTACGGTAACATGGTCATTAATCCAGATGTTGACATCCACACTTACAATCAACAACAGTTTGGAGTAAGTACCAGGGATATATCTAAGCGTTTACTTTATGGATTGTTGTATGGTTGTGGTGGAGTCAAAGCCGGTACTATTATTAATCCGAATGAAAAAAATGTAGCAGTTCTTAAACAAATAGGAAGTACTGCTATTAATTCATTCATGGACGGTGTGCCAGCACTTAAATCACTTAAACAAAAGATTGAAGATAACATTGCTGAACGCAACTATCTAATTGGTTTAGATCGTAGGCAATTGTATTGTCGCTCTGCATTTAAAGGATTAAATGTATTACTACAATCAGCAGGTGCAATCCTTATGAAGCAAGTTGTTATTAACATTAACCGCAACTTAAAAGAAGCAGATCTTGTTTATGGCAAGGACTGGATGCAAGTAGCAATGATCCATGACGAGGTCCAGCTAGTCTGTTTGCCTGAACATGAAGAGTTAGTTAAGACTCAAGCACTAGCTGCGTTTCCCCAGGCGCAACAAACCTTTAACTTTCAATGTCTTATTGAAGGCGATGTCAAGGTAGGCTATACTTGGCTTGATTGCCACTAGGATCTCGTCCTAAGCAAGACGTAAAACTACCTTCCACTTTTCTTTTGATTCCATGAACTTCATTACTGTTTGCGCTCAAACCACACAAGAACCAACTGAGGTTTATATATCGTCTACTAATACAGCAGTACGCTGTCCTGTATTATTACCTCCGGTAGGTAATAAAAGTGCAACGCCTATTGAATTAAATGTATATGGCAAGGGCACTGAACGATTTCTTAAAACACCTAAGGGTGCACACATTTATATTCATGGTGCCAAGCTTAGATACGATCTAGAGGCACGTAGTTTTTCATTGCATGGTGGCATTATTGCTACTGTTAATGAATCATTCCCTATCTTTAATACAGTAATCCTTAGTGGACGCTGTGTAAAAAACATTGACAGGGAAGATGTACGTGCATTCAAAACAACAGCAGATGGCTTAATGATTACTAATCAAACGCTGTCAGTTAATACTGGTAGGAACCAGGCTGATCTGTTTAACTTTTATGCAATTAATTCGGCTGATGACAAGTTTAATCAAGCTGAGCTATTGCTAAATATGACAAGGAAAGGAACTGGGCTTACTATCCAAGGACGATTGGTTACTGATACATGGGCAGATAAAGAAACTAAAGAACGCAAATCTAATACTAAGATCCAACTTGTATCAATGACATTGGCACCCAAGACTCAAGAGTCTTCATCTACACTTAAGCCACATACTACCTCATCATCTGATGAACCGCAAAGCTTGTGGGGTGGGCGCACTGTAGAAGAAATTGCTGAGCCATGGGGACAGAACGTGGGTAATAACTTGCCTGATCTACCAGGGCGCTTTGATGCCGCCAATGCTGACCAGCCTTTCTGAATTATTAAGATAGCTGGCCCGTCCTCAGGCATGACGCTAAACTGCCTGTGTCAAACCCCGCTACTCAAATGACTAACACCTTGTTTGACACCACGACCAACTCACCTACTACGAAATTAACTCCGACCATGGCTACAAAAAAATCCTCCGCTATTGCAACACGTGGCATTGAATCTTTTGCGTTATTTCAATCTAAAGAATTTGTTTCGGGATACCAAAACTTTGTCACAATCCAACCCCTTAACAAATCTAAAACAAGAGGTTGGTTTGTTCGGACCGTGGACCTTGGTACTTGCGGATGGAGCGCAACTGAAGATCAATTTGATAAAGGTTCAGTTATCTGGAACTACAAGCAAACTTTTGGTATGGCTCCCAATACTTCAATTGAAGAAGGACTCAATTTCACTCAGCCTAGAGTTCAAGTCCTTTTACGTTCTCCCCTTATGGTTGAGGAAACCACAGGGATGAGGCAAACAATTGGCACGTTTGATAATGATGATATCAAGTCCCTTTGGGATAATGACAAAGTTGCTGCTGATCTTGCCAACAGTAAAGGTGAAATGTACAAACGTAAGTACAGTGTACGCACCAAGTACTTGATTTTTATTCTTACTACAGAAAATCAACGAGCACATAAGCTGCCTATGGTCCTTACCTTGAAAGGACTTAATGGTACTGATGCAGCCGAGAAAATTAAGTTATATGAGAAGGAGATGTCTAAGTGTTTGAGCAAAGCACTTGATTCTGAAATCCCATTGGCATTTAATGAAAAGTTTTATGCAACAACAGTATTTGCACCTCAGCTTGTTAATGACATGCGCGGCGCTAATAACGTTGAGATATGTGCTATTGAAGGGTTTGATATCCCTGATTACAGCACACAAAAAGCAGCAGTCGAATCATTGAATGCAATGAGTATTCCTGATGCAGACCGAGAATCAACTTGGAAATATCAAGTGATGTTCCAGGACTACATAAATCAGCATGCTAAGCAAGATGCTGCAAAGCTTGGTGGTGCATATGGAATTCAAGCTGGAGTTGAAATCCTACCTGAATCCCGTGGTCCCAAGGAAGTTAATGTATCTTCTTTGCCTAGTGCCAGGGATCCACTGACTGGAGAAGATGATTCACTCATCTAACTCTCTGGTGTAATCTCAGGATTTGCAAGCTCACTATCATCTATCAATAGATGTTTGATAGTGAGCAATTCTTTTGCAAGTCCTTTTATTATTCCTTGGCGTTGTACTGCAAGAGACAACAGCAAAGACGCGTACTGTTTTAGTTCTTTGATTGAGGTATTCTCGTTAATCTCCCGTTGTATTTTTTCTTTCCAGAACAAATCAGCTAACCCTGGGTCAAGTTCTAATTTACTTAAGGGCATGACTTTGATTTCCATAAGCCTGAACAACTTTGCTCAATGCTATCACCATGAACACAAAACTAAAAGCTGCGATCAAACATACGGCACCCTATGCCGTGGGAGGAACGCTTCTTGCAGCAGCTGTTGCTAGCCCTATTACTTGGGGAATGCTTGCTTATAACTTATTAAGAATTGGTAAGAGTGCTTACGACTCTGCCCCTAGCTCTGCTAAGATTCCGGCAGAGCAGGACGACCTGTTTATCTAATCACCAACTCAATTCTAACCAATGAACAATCTAATTCAAGACCAATTTAATTCAGCACAAAAACAAATCTATTCTATTAGCAATATTAGACGTGCACTACCAGATTTTGATGAGACTGCTGTAAGTGGAATTTATCTACGTGATAACAATATTGTTGTAGTACATCAAGATGGCACTGAGCTATTAGTGCCTAGGCAAAGTGTAATTAATGCATATCAGGAATTTACTGGTCGTCTTAAAAACTTTTTTGCATACCTTGGCCCTAACTATAGAGGTCCTAGTATCTGGCATAACAACTCTTACGTAATGCTAAAAGGTTGGCATTACCAACACCAGCTAAGCCATAAAACTAATCAAGCGTTACTCCAAAGGGAATGGATTGATAAGTTCATTTATCTTAAGAGTAAAGACAAGCTTAAGGCTATGCTGCAAAGTGAGCATACAGATCTTGGTCACTTGATTGCACCAGAGGGATTCTATGATCCTGATGAAGAAGTAGACATGGACTCTGACCTAGAAGAAGTTACTGCACAACAAAAAGTCAAAGAACCTTATTGTTCTTGTGGTTCATTCCAGCGGCAGCTAATAAATTTGTCTGAGTTCCAGCAAGAAATCCAAGGCTATAAGCCATGGTGCATTCATTTGACTTGGTTCAAGAAGTATCGTGAGCTGTTAGTTAAACGCTCTGAAGTACGTGATCAGTACAGAGGGTCTGCTCCTGATAACGCATGTGCCTGGTGGTATGCTCCACCGGGAGACCATACATCACAAGGTAGATTCCTTGTTTTATATACCAAATCGGGATCTATGGCACCTATGTCGCACTGGCGTACGTACAAACCACAGGAACATTACACTGCAGATGATGCATGGAATTTATTTGATGCTATGTTAAGCGCAGGGTTTGTACCATTTCCTGGTACAAGCCTTCCTCAACTTTCTTACAAAACAACTTAAAATTAGCTATCGTCCTAAGCAAGACGTTAAACTGCTATCCACCCATTACTTACTCCAATGTTTAACTTTTTGTTTTCTATTGTTTGTTCTGTTTGTAAAGACTTATTGCTTGCAGTAAGTGCTATTACTATTACTTGGGCTTTAAACAAAATCAAATCACAGTTTGCTTAAACAACAATGACTAACTCAACTCAAGTTACAGCAACTAAACTTGATCAACTCAATGTGTTAAAGCTCTATGAACACTACCAAGTTCTAGAACGTAGTCTACCTTTGCTTACACCAGAGTCACAAGTTTTGTGTAAAGCAGAGCTAGAACAAACTGCTAACTTGCGATCAGATAAAATTGATCGCATCTACTACGCAATGTCTGCTCATGAGGATGCCTTGGATCGTGTCAAAAAAGAACAAGAGCTACTGTCAGCAGCAAAGAAACATCACGAGACCAAGCTCACTGGACTCAAGGGACTACTCAATTGGATACGTCGATCAGGCGTTATTAAAGAAAACAGAATTACAGGTTGCAACTATGAGTTTGTTCTTGTACGAAAACCAGCTCTCACAGTTACCATCACTAGTAACGTAAATGACTGGACTCCAGACGAGCAACAAAAATTCTGTTTAATTCAAGAAGTCACAACAACAAAACAAACTGTGGTACGATCCATGGATGGGTTAGTTCTCGAAGAGAAAACTGAGCCTAAAACCAAATCTGAAATACTACCTAACCTTGATAAACTCCGCAACGCTTACCAAACAGGCCAGGCAATTCCCAATGGAATCAAAATTGTCCAAGAGTATTCAGTCCGACCAAAAAGACTACTCACGTCTAAACGGTTGGAAGTGGAAGCATCCGAATGTAACGGAGAACTTTTATTACAAGATTGAACCTCCTGCTAGTGTTGATGATGCGCACATCAAGATGTCGTGTCATTACCATGCGGCAGAAGACTTTGGTCTACAAATAGAAATGAATGAGATCAATCGTTCACGTTTAGCTGAAGATGAAGTACTGCCGTACCAAGAAGATGAGCTAGAAGAAACAGAAAATAAAAAGTATAAATTATTGGGTGGCAAACGTTTTCACCTAACAGCAGCAAGGGCCTACTGGTATCACATGGTAAAAGCAGAAAAGTAATAGGTGTTAAAATAGAGAGGTAGAGCCTGAACCTCTGTTATAACCTTGAGTTATATCACGTTCAGGCTATCTTCTTCTGCTTATTTACTGTGGATATTCAACATCTGTACAATTTGTTAGAAGCATTTACCAATGGTGGCACCCCGTTGCCAGCATTGGTTGGTACTAAACAGGAGATGAGGGTAACCATTTTGGTTGCAGCACTTCTTGCTAATGACTCAGTATGTTCTCAGTCAGAACCAGCTGAGTTAGTTGATGCTGCGATTGCTTATAACAACCTGATTGAAGAACGGTTGGGTGTGTACCAGCAGCAACAGGTCAATACCTTAGAACGTTTGCTGGAGGGGTAATGGTTAGGTGGCTGTCTACTTCTATTCTGGCAGTGGTTATTACCAGTGCAGGTTTGTCGGTTGCTGACTGGGCGGCATGTATGTTTTATCTAATACCACGGGGTAATGCAACTGACCAATCTTTGTCAGTATGTAAAGCGCCGGGAGAAAGAGCGGCTGGTACCCTATCAGCCTTGTTGGCAACACTAATTGGTATTGGTTCTAATCCTCCAAAAGGGAGCTAGACTTTCTGGGTACTCTCATTCAAGAGATGAAAACCGATCCCAAGCCCGTCATTACAATTTCATTTGCTGTTGATCTTGAAATACTCTATGACCCATTCCATGGGCGTACTGCAACAGAACTAGGTGAGCTGCTTCAAGATAAGATTGCTGACCTGCTTTTTGAGTTGACACCTGATGTCCAAGGTGTATTCACAAGTATTACTAATGTAAATGAAAACAATGTTTATTGATCCTATAAAAGAACAACAGAAGGCTGATTTCATAGATCACATCTATGATGTATACCAGCCTGGTAATGGATTGTATACAGGTTTATGGGAGAAGTTTAAAGATGAAGCAGCTGTCCATTGCAGAGATGAGTACTTTCAAAAATTAAAATTTATTAAAGATTTTAATTTGGACGTAGCATTAAGGCAAGCTGCGGCTCAGGCTTTGGCAGAAGAGGAAGCTGCCCAGGTACAAGAGCCTGAATTTGATCGATGAAAGAAGATGAGTTCAAGGCTGGGGGACTATCAATAAAAACTCAAGTATCTAGGGATGGTCCCCCCTTAATATTCCTTGCATGGAAACCCCATGTCACAAGGTTGTTTACTGATGTAAACACATTGATTAAGTGGGTGGCATGGCCAGCAAAAACACCTACGGGTGAGGCATTCAGAGATTGGTTGTCCCAGTATGGGTATGAAAGGCCAAGTAAAAAAGAAGTAGCGGATACTACTAAAACAATTATTTAAAAGCTATAGAATTTCTTTGTTATTAAATTTTCATAAAACATAAAGTTTACGTTATCCTGAAAAAGTATTGCTACAACAAGCTTATTATGACTACTTCTTCTGGCTTTACAAATCAAGCTTTTGCAAATTGGACAAAAGAACAAGAAAAAAAACGTAACCAAGACTGGGCAGCATGGAACCCTGCGCCTATTTTGGAACAAGTAAAAACTTTAACGGCTAAGGATGCAAGGGAAACAAGCACGTATTTAAAAACCAATAAAGAAACGTTTAAGAAACGTTTATACGAATGTTTATATGACAACTATTTTGAGTTTGTAGGTGAAAATCAATTGACTCCAGAAGAATACTATGAACAATTTAAGAGGGTAATAGAAGATGAACTCAAGCGCACCAACAAAGAACAAGGTTTTGCTAAAGAAATGTACTCAATATTTTTTAAAGAAACCCTTTCCCAACCATTTATATTCTGATGGAAGAAGAACAAATTATTAAATGGAGAAAGGTTAAAGCCGCCTTGGAGGCGGCTGGTAAAACTAATTGTTATTTTTATCAAAAGGCTTGCGCTGGTATCCAGGGTAAAGACCTTGATGTTTTCAAGGGAGGCTTGGCAACTGAGCCAAACAATTAACCTGCGCCTATGCTAAATAGCACGGTGGCTGCAGTGCCACCAGCTTCAGATACGAATATAGGTTGCACGTATTGCAATGGATGATTTGCAACATTATAATGAGTGGTTCCATTAGCTGAAATTGTTTGATTAGCAATTACTTTTGACCAATTTGTACCATCAATAGAACCATTCAATGCAACGACAACGCTTGTATTAATAGATTCAACTGTAACAAAAAACGTATAGTTTCGTGTAACAACAGCTTCACCTTGTTGAACTGGCATTACCTCGCCAGAAGCGGGAGCTGTTAATACAGGATAGGTACTAAACAAAGCCTGAGGAGAAGACATAATAAACTCTTTTTTATTATTCTAATTTAAGATTTTTAAAATAAGGTTTGATAGACTATACATATTGATAAAGACTTATGTATACCTCTGGTCAGCCTCCTGTGCAATATGTTCCTGCGCCCCAGGTAGAGCCTAAGGTTGTAGAACCTAAAGCTAAGAAGACTAAAGCTGTAGTAGCCAAACCTGATATTCCTACTTTTATTCAACAGTTGATTGCCCATGCTTCTTACGCAAATCAACTTTATACCCAAGCTCATCTAAACCACCTTAACTATGAAGGTAGTAACTTCTTTTCTATTCATGAGTTTTTAAAAGAACAATATGAAAAACATATTGATCAGTTTGATACGTTAGCTGAGTTCACGCGCAGCATGGATTACCTTATGCCAATGTGTGGTTGTGGGTTAAAAGATGCTTACCCTGATTTTAAAAGTGTGACTAGTTATGATGGCAAAGCGATGTTGCTTACATACTTAAAGAACCTTGAAGATTTTGGTATGCAATCAAAAGACTTGGGTGTTGCTGCAAAAGAAGTACAGGCGCCTGATGTAGAAAACTATGCTGCTGAATTAGTAGGTGATTCATTTAAATCAGCTTGGTTTTTAAAAGCTGTATTGAGGAATAATTAAGATGATTCCTTTAGCTGGACAAAACAGAGTTCTTAATTTTTTAACAACTCCTTTGGGAGAAGAAATTGGTGAAGGTATTATGGGAGGTGGAATAGCAGGGTTGTCCCAAATAGGTACTGATACAACACCTCAAGAAATAGCTTTAAAAACAACAGGTGCAATTGCTGGGGGTATAGGTTTAGGTATAGTAGGCAGACGTGTTGGTGCAGCTATAGGTAAAAGAATTAATCCTAATGCATTAAAAAATCAAGAAGGAATGATTGCTAGTTTGAGTAGGGTACTGGGTTCCGAATCTACTGTTGAAGGAGCTAAGCATCAAGCACAGGCAATGAAAAGTATTGTTCAAGAGTCTCTTGTTAACGAGACCTCCGCAGCTATGCTAGAACAAGCTATTCAAAATCCTAATTTATTTGCTTCTAAATATGGTGTAACTGCTGATCAGTTTCAACAAGTAATGCCCTATGTAAAAAAAGGGAGAAAAGCAGCGGCTGCAGCAAGAACATTTGAAATGTTATCAGAAAAAGAAAAACATGAACTAGTACATAATCTTAAAAATACATACAAGCAAGTTGAGCAAGCTATTGTTACAAATGCTGCCAATAATATTGATGAAACTATTAAAAAAGCAGCCAATAACCCTGATTTTAAAGATATGAAAATACCAGGAGTAGACAAATCAGTTTCACAAATGTTTGAAAGTTTACTTAATCCCGCTCCTCCTGTCACAGGTGAGCATGTAGGCAGAGCTATAGGCAGGTTTGCTGGTGATGAAATAGGAGTATTGGCTGGACTAGGTGCGGCTAGTGCTCTAGCTGGACCATTGGGAATAGAAAGTCCTAAAGATATAAAAATTAAAAAACTAGAACAAGAAATACAACAAAAAAAACGCTAATGTCACAAGATACTAACAAATATACTAAGCCTGAACTGCGTGAACGTATCAAAGATCGTATAATGGCTGGTGACAAAGGAAGTAAGCCCGGTCAATGGAGCGCCCGTAAGTCTCAGCTTCTTGTGCAAGAATATGAAAAGGCTGGTGGTGGGTACCAAGGGGGGAAAGACTCTAGGCAAAAATCACTAGAGAAATGGGGTAAAGAAAAGTGGCAAACAAAAGATGAGTATGAAAAACGTGGCAAAGCTAAAGCAGCTGCTAAAAAATACAAGGAGAATAAATAATGACTGACAAGGCAATTACACCAGACGGTACTAAGCGCTATCTGCCAGAGAAAGCGTGGGCTTCTTTGTCAAAAGAAGAACGCGCTAAGACTGACGCAAAGAAAAAAGCGGGTAGCAAACAGGGGAAACAATTTGTACCCAACACAGAAGCAGCTAAGAAAGCTAGTAAGAAAGCAAGGACACCTAAGAAAAAATAACTATGTATCAAAAAGGCCCACACATTTTGTGGTCACCCATCTTAGCCATGAATTCATCAATGGTTTCTAGGGCGTCAAGCTTCATTAAGATCTCGGCCAAGCCTTGAATAATAATGGGGTGTTCCCCACGGGCAGCAAAAGCTAGTGCATTACGCAAGCTGGCGCCTGCTTCTTGTACTGAATCCTTTACTTGTTTTGATAATGCCATTTCAGATTCCTTGGGTTTCCTAAGTATAGGGTAGATGTACACAAAACAACTGCTGGTATTAACAGTATGACATAAAGGACGTCAGTTGAGCAGACACTCTTGGATTGGAGAACTGACAGTATCAAGTTTGGTAACCGTCCAGATTAAATCATCATACCGACCCTTAGTGCGACGTACATCAAATGTACGTACACTGTCAAAATAACGATCTTCTAGGCAATCAGTAAGAATATCCAAATGATTACTGTCTTGTATGTCTTCAATAATCAAAATACCGCCAGGCTTGAGCATTGAAAAATAAAAGTTAACGGCAAAGACCTGACTCTGTAGGGTATGAGGACCATCATCAATAATGACATCAAACCCATCGGGTACTTCTTTATTAAACTTCTGTACTGTTGTATCGTTATACCCATCAATGTTGTAAAAAGTATAGCGATCTGAATTCATGCTATCCCAAATTTTATTAGGGGCAATATTAGCAATGTCTACCAGGTGTAGCTGGAAGTTAGGAAGGTAATCATGCCACAGCAAAGAAGATCCGCCGTGCTGTACACCTAACTCCAGTAGGGTGCCAGGGAGCTTCCGGTAAGGTTGTAGGACATGTTCATAGATTCCGGTATAGTTATGGATGGTATTTTTATCAGTGCCACCAACGGCTTCAAATCCATTGACCTCATGTTTATTGAGGATTGCATTAATCTCTTGCGAGGGGATGTGCCAGAGTTGGTTCATTGTTGGAAGTAAGACCTGTTGTCATCATACATGTCAATCTCAGTGGACGGTAGCATTGTGATGATTCGACCTTCATAGTAAGACCGCAGGTCCTGTATGAGATAATCTCTGTAGTTATGAGCAAGAATAATGAGATTATCAGGTTTGTTTTTGTATAGGTAGTTACGATCTAAGATCTGCATCCCGGTACCAGGGACATATAACCCTTGCTTGGCCTTGGTATCATCAACAACATATGCACTGGAATCTGTTGTAGTACTAATGTTCAAAGCATTAAGGTACACACAGCCTTTTGCAGCTGCACCAAAGTAGGCAGTAGTGCCTTCCAGGTTATTAAGGAAGACTGTGTCTCTAAGAATTTTGACATTTACCTTAGAGCAATACTGGCTGTAGTCAAATTCTTTTTCTTTTTCTATGTACTTAAGATGGGCATTGGTGCCAGCGTAAGCAGGCTTGTTGGTAATCCATAGGCGCATTGTTCCGCCATGAATGGGTTTTTCCTGAGCATGAAAGATGGTGAGGCCATACTTCTTGAAGATTTTTTCAAGGGGCGTGACTAGCCAGTAGTAGTAATGCTCATGGTAAAACTGATCGAATTGTAAAGTTTTAATTGTATTTAGGGTATATGGAAATTCCAGAATCCATACACCGTCTAGATGTTGCTTGATACCGTCTACAAACTTATGTATGTCAGGCGTATGTTGTAACACATTGGTAGAAATAATCATGTCTGCCTTGGGCAGATCTAGATCTTTATTGAAATATGCATTGACATATTCAATGTTGGAAAGATGGTTTTCTTCCTTAAAAGACTCACTGGCATCTACGTTGATTAGACGTAGCTTATTATTAGTTTGTTCTTGAAAAACTTTAAGAAGGGTGCCGTCGTTACCACCAATGTCAATGATGGTGTCATGCTTAAGATGTTTGATTTCGTGCCAAAGAAGGCGGCAGTGGTTGATGTACGGCTTGTTAACCCCTGAATAATATAAGTAATTCTTATATAGTTTACTTGATGGAACTGCGGTATCTAGTTTAATTACTAGATCTTTATCAATAGTTGCTCTAAGTTTGTACTTTTCAATAGATAACGATTCTTCTTTGGTGGTGCAAAGGTTATTGACCAGGGGCTGGAGGCCTAGATCAAGCAATACATCCTCAGGTCCATCGGAGGGCTTGGGTCCTAGTTGGGCTGTACTTCCAGTAATCGACTGGAACATTTTGGTTAAACGGCGTAACATAGGTTTCTCGGTTGGGAGGTCCACCCCATTTCCTTACATAATAGTTGTAATTCTCTTGGAATGAAACAGTATTCTTTCTTTGGAATGATTCTGTACTATTTAGTGTACTACTAGTAGCATGTTCACTGGCTAAGGGGATGGAGCCAATCTTGGTATTGGTAAGCTTTAGGCGATAACGGTAATCATTGTCTTCAAAATAACCAGGGAAAAAGTTTTCATCAAAGTAACCAACACGTTGCAATAGTGTGGAAGTCAAGACCATGCCACACATCTCATCATTTCCTAGCCCCAGGGTAGCCCCGAAGGGCAGCTGACCTACGCGATCAAGAACTTTTTGCCACTCGCCAGGGGCAGGCCACCAATCAAAACCGCTAATAACCCAATAATCACAGTCGGTATTTTGACGGATCGTTAGGTTGACGGCACCAGGGAATCCAGTGTTTTGATAAACAGAACAAACTGCTACCTCATCGATGTGGTCGGGTTTAGTGTCTAAGATTTCTTTGATGGCTTCATTGACGGACGGATCTTTATCCATGGAATTATCCAAGATAAAGTACCGACGCAGTGGTACGTCTACAGTTTTGAAATGGCGGAGAAGCTTTGCGCCATCTACCAAGATGGGAACAGCAATAATAGGAAGCTTGTTCATAGGTCTACTCGCAGGTAATCAGCATTCTTAACTTTAAGCTTGTCTTCATATTCTTCTGCGTCCTCAACAAGGATGTCAACCACATAACCTTCATTTTCCTCTTCATCAGTACAAACATAAAAACGGGAAATTCCACAGCCCATGAGGAGGTCTTGCTTGATAGGTATACGTAAATTGTACGTCAACCAGGATAAAGCACAGTAAGAATTGCAGTAATAACAGCCAAATCCAATAATAAAAACATTATTAAAATATTGATCAAACTCATAAAGGCCTTAGGTGTAGACTATATTTAATACAAGTTTAAACCCTGCAATGTCTGTTGATTACGCGCAGTTAAATCAACTGCCTTCCAGGGTTACCATCAATGGTAAGCGCCACTACAACACTCCGTTTTATACAGGGCCAGCACCATCAGTAACTACAATACTTTCTGAGACTGCATCGGAAGCTAATAAAAAAAAATTAGAGATGTGGTCCAAGAATAATCCTGGTGTAAAGGAGGCTGCTGCAGAACGCGGCACCTGTATTCACGCAGGAATGGAGTCGTATTGCAAGAAACTGCCTGTTGAAATACCAGAAGAATATAAAGAGTATTGGGAGGGGATGCCCAAGATTTTGGATCAGTTTAATGAAATTATCTGGGCGGAAACACCCTTGTTGGACAAACATCAATTTGCTTTATCAGAAGATGGGGTCGGCAGGGTATGGGGTAAAGATCAAGAAGACCGGGCATGGGCTGGATCTCCTGACCTAATTGGGGTAGTTGGCGGAAAGCTGACACTGGCTGACCTAAAGACCAGCGTTAAACCCTATAGTCGGAATTGGCCTAAGGATCTAGAGAAGGGATCGCTGGAATGGCGAGACCTGTTAGGTGGGCACATGAAATATAAAAAAACTCTTAAGCAATTGGCGGCGTACGATTTAGGTATTGAGCAAACTCTTGGCATGAGGGTCCAGCAGGCGGCAATTTTGGTATCCACTCCTATACGCACTCAAGTCTTTAAGATTTCTAGGAAGTTTTTGGATAGTCTTAGAGAAGATTGGTATCAACTTGTTGCTGAATATTACTCACAAATTGAACGGTGCGGAGTCTACGATCCGGACCTAATTTAAACAGGTCTTAGTGGTCAGAAAAAAAAGAAGGCGGTAGAATAAGAGATGCTGCTTTGGACTAGTGGACATTCACGTTAGTACCGGGCAATGGATTCCATACTTTGCTCAGGTTATGTCAGGAAACCCTGATACTCCACTATGTTTTCACCTTCCCTCCACCGCCCATGTGCATGCCTTCTTAATTGTTAAAGAAGACCTGTTCCCCAAGGGGCCTTTTGAATTTAAACTAGAACAAGCCGCCGTACTTAAATGACCAATGAATCAAAAACCCTAAGGCCAGGTGAGATACGGCTTGATTACATTCCCCTTGATTGGCCCCTTACTCCTTTGGGTGCCAAGAAAGATCCATATACTTTGGCTTGGCAGAACAAGCCTTTTGGTGTAAATGATATTGAACAGGAATTAGCTGAAGGCAGCTGCAAAGCTATCGGTTTGATGGCAGGTCCGGTGTTCAATCATCCCTATGGGTTAGTATGGGTTGACGTTGATGGCCCCAGTGTAGAGCAGCTTATTTCCAAGACTGCCCAATGTTCCCTAGAAGAAGCCTTGCCTAAAACACTGACCATACTAAGTGGCAAGCCTGGTAGGTTTCGTAAATTATACAAACTAGATAAGAAACATTGGGATCATTTCCTGCGCAATAAATATGTATGGCATGCAGAAGTAAATCGTGAACAACTTGAAGTGTTATGGAGTAAACACCAGGGTGCATTGATGGGTCTTCACCCAGAAACTGAGGGATATTACACAGCAGAAGGACTTGGATTTGAGTGGGCCAATAAACTACCTGAATTACCTGAGTGGATTATTCGTGGCATCATTAATAAAAACGTAAAACAAGGCAAGCCATCAACGGAATACAGTCGTTTTGTTGGGCCAGGGTTTGCTATTAATACTGAAATATCTCTTGAACGAGATATGAAGTTGGCAATAGAAGCTATGCATGCATTGCCCCCAGGTGCTGCTGATGATTATGACGTATGGATCACCATTGGGCAAAGTCTTCACTCACTGGATGAATCATTGTTAAGTGAGTGGGATGACTGGTCCAAGCAAAGTGACAAGTACAGAGATGGTGAGTGTCATCGTCGCTGGAAATCTTTCAGTAAGGGTGGTGGACGTGGTGTTGGCAGTCTTATTCATATTGCACAAGAACATGGTTGGAAACCTTCTCAAGAACACAAAGCAATGAATGTAGATGATCAAACGCTTGATAGTGTTGCAACAATGCTGGCTCAAATGGAAGATCAACTTGGCATTAAAGTAATTGATAATGAGCATAATGTGTTGCTGGAAGCGGCTGCTATGACTAGGGTTAACCCACCTAACAAGGGCAAGCAAACAAAAACAAAAATAAAAACAGAAGGCAGTGGTAAGGAGCAAAAACCACGAAATCCACCCGCAAGTGACATTGCAGATTTGGTGTTGCAAGCATATAAAGGTAAGTTGTTGTATAGCCAACCTCACGGACAATTTTATTGCTATGAGCTAGAACATCCAGGACTTTGGTCTGCTTATACCAAGGTAGAAATGATGGGTAGCATTAGAGAAAAACTGACGGAAATATCATTACCTAATGGTTTCAGTGCAAATCTAATGAATGATTTATTCATTCAGCTGCAATCAATATTAGCTTTTAATAAATGGTATGACGGCACTAATTATTTGCTATTTGCAAATGGCGTATTAAATGTAGAAACAAAAGAATTGTTAGGCTTTGATAAAAAACTTTATTTAACTCAACGCATGCCTTATTGCTATGACCCAGCTGCTACCTGTGACAGCATTATCAAATGGCTGAAGTTTACACAACGTAATGACTGGGAACGTGTCCAAGTATTGAGGGCCTGGCTGCGAGCAACGCTTCTTGGATGTTATGACATTCAAAAGTTTGTTGAAATTATTGGTCCGGGCAAAAGTGGAAAAAGTACTTATGCAAATTTAGCCGTAGCACTGGTTGGAAAACATAATACATATAGTACTGACTTTAATAATTTGGAGACCAATCGATTTGAAACAATTGCATTTATGAATAAAAAACTGCTGTTATTCCAGGACATGGATAGGTGGGGTGGTTCAGTGTCAAAACTAAAAGCTATTACTGGTGGTGATTGGATCCGAGTAGAGCGTAAGTTTCAAGCTGAGAATCCGGAACCATTTCAGTTTCATGGCTTGGTAATGATCACAGCCAATGAAGCAATTCAATCTACTGATTACACATCAGGATTAGCACGTCGTCGTTTAACAATTCCATTTGACAGACCATTTGAAGGTGGCCCAAAGCAGCAACGTGAGTTAATCAAGTTTGATGTAAATGGTGACCCACGGGGGGAATTTGCTGCATTGTTGCCTGGGTTAGTAAACTGGTTATTGGATTTAACCACAGAAGAAATGCGTGAATACTTAATGAGCACAGGAGATAAGGTTAAATACTTTAAGGAATATGAAAAAGTTCAATCCCTAAGATCTAGTCCATTACTGGATTGGATGGAGCATTCATTGTGCTATGCGCCAGGTGCTGTGTGTTGTGTTGGTTTTGCTAAGCATGCCCCTCCAGGGGGCAGTGGATCTTATATTAAATGGAATGAATGGCTATATGCCAGTTACTGTGAATTTTGTAAACAATCAAATGTAAATATCATGTCAAGGAATAGGTGGGAGCCACTGTTTTTTGATGTGTGTCAGCATCAGTTAAAGCTAAATATTAGATACAAAAGGAATACAAGGGGTTTGATTGTATTCAACGTAGCACTTCGGGATAGCGGGCCAGGACTTGAAAAATATCCTTCTATTGTTGAAGTCGCTTCTGATAAAGAAAAGTTTAAAGAGCTTTATGGTGAAATGTTAGAAACTAAGGAAAGTGCTAATAAAATAGAAGATGAAAATACAACAGACGAATGAAGCAAGGGCAGCATTTAATCTTAGATCTGGACGGCTGTGATCCAGTAATTCTGGATGATTACGACCAGTTGAGTACGCTGTTAGAAAAAGCTCTATGCCTAGCTGGGGCTAATGTGCTTCATGTTATTGGTGAACGGTTCTTGCCCCAAGGGGTAACGCTATTGGCATTGTTGACTGAAAGCCATTCATCGATTCATACATGGCCAGAACTGGGGTATGCAGCAATTGACCTTTATACCTGTAACGTAGATTCAACTAATACGCAAAAAGCTGCTGACTTTTTGATTAAAGAATTAGGTGCAACTCAAGTAAACAAAAAAGCATTAACACGAGCTTCTGCAGCAAAAAAAGAATTATGTGCATTTAGCTAGCTTTTATTTCTGCTATATTTCAAAAGGAGTTAACTGATCAATTAAATGACTGACAAAAAACCCAAGCTGCTTTGGTCTGGGGATATTATTGCAATGACGGGTTTTGCTCGTGTAACAGAAAATGTTTTGCAACGACTGTCCAACAAATATGAAATTGTAGTTCTTGGAAATAATTACTGGGGCGATCCACATCCATTAAGAAATGAGTATAAGATTTATCCTTCTAGCAACAGGCATCATACTGAGCCTTTTGGTGTAGAACGCATTAGAGAGATTGTTGAGACAGAGAAGCCTGATGTTGTTTTTGTAATGAATGATATCTGGATTATCAATGAGTTGTACAAACAAATTGCTGATATCCATGAGAAAAAAGCTTTTAAATTTGTGGGGTACTATCCCATGGATTCGTATGGTTGGCTTGGTGCCCTGGGGGATACTGCTAATTCCTGGGATGGATGCATCTGTTATACAGAATTTGGTGCAAACGAATCAATTCGTGGTGGGATCCAGCGGCCTATCTCTGTTATACCGCATGGTATTGACAAAGTTCAATTTTATCCAAAAGATAAGGCTGAATGCCGTAAGGAGCTTGGATTATCAGAAGACATTTTTATTGTGTTTAATGGCAATAGAAATCAATTCCGTAAGCGGCAAGACATTACCATCTCAGCATTTGCAGACTTTGCAGTAGATAAACCAAATGCGCAACTATACCTACACATGGGTCTAAAAGATCAAGGTTGGGATCTTCTGCCTTTGTTTGGCAGGGAAATGAACAAGCGTGGGCTTGATCCAAATGGGCGAATTATTTTTACAAGTAATAATCCTGGCCCTCCTAACGTAGCCGTTGAATTTTTAAATACTATTTATAACGCGGTTGATGTTGGAATCAATACGTGTAAAGGGGAAGGGCATGGGCTTGTTTCCCATGAGCATGCGGCCTGTCGTGTAGCGCAAATTGTGCCAAACCACACATCTTGTAAAGAAATTTTTGAAGGGGCCGCACCCCTGATTAGGTGTGACCATGTAGATGTGGATACTAACTATGGGCGGGAACTGCCCTGTCCTAGCGATAAACACCTAACAAAGCTATTGAATGAGCTGTACTACGACCGTGACAAGCTCAAGGGCGTTGCAGACGCTTGCTACACAAGAGCCACTGATGACCAGTACAACTGGGACAACATTGCTCAACAATTCCACCAGGAGTTCCAAGAGGTGTTGACTCCGGTAGAAGAACCTGCCATTGAGGAGGCAGAAGAGGCATCAATGGATTGTGGGTGCCCCACGGGGACATGCTTTGTGTAAGATGCAGGGGTGAGGAAGTTAAGAGCCTCTGCTTCGGCAGGGGTTTTTTATTTGCGTGAGAGTATTAAGAAAAACAAAAGAAGGTAGTAATAGCAAGGGATCTTATTGTGAGACTAAAATGACAGTGCATAGAATGCAACTTTAGGGGTACTTTATACTTAGTAAGACGTAAATAACAGTTTTAAATCGTTTTGTCATTTTATATGACTGAGATGCTACTGACAGTCATAGTTCAGTCACACAAAATTACAATTTAAAATCAAACTGTTATTTACTTCTAGTAAAGATATAATTAGGGGTAAAGTCGCATTCTCTGCACTTGACCCTCCCCCCCGATGTGTTCTATAGTCGAGAAAATTCTTCTCCCATGGTTCGCGCATACAAACCAATGCTCCCCCTGTGGTACGTAGAAACAAAACTTAAACTTTCTGATGCGTATCCCAGTGGCCTTGAGTGGGTTGAAGATGCGTACTATCACAGGGTGGGCGACATGGCGGGCAAGTGGACCACGCCAGGGGATTACTACCTGATACGCATGAACGGCGACCAGTTCCATGCCCACCGTCTTGTATACTACTTGCGTACTGGCATTGATCCAGGTAATGCGGACATCCTTTATGGACCTAGCAATAAAGAAAAAGACAATAGAAAAGAACTAATCTTGTACATACGTCCACAATCAAAACGGACACGAAAGCGCCAACTAGAGACGGTAACAGGCTGATGGCAAACCTTAGACTACGACTAACTCAAACTATTAAAACAGTTGTGACCCAAGCCAGTTTTCGCCACATACCAGACATAAACTCACTTGAGACAAAGGAATTAGAAAGCCACGGTTTTTACAAGGGTTTTCAATGCCCTCACAATCATTACATTCGTGATATAGAAAATCACTGGTGCTATCACTGCGTTGAAAAAATTCTTTCAAACAATTGTGGATTTAATATAAATTTTATTCATGATGATTACAAAGTTAAATACCTACAACTTTGGAAACGCATCTTGCCAAGGGACTGGGAAGACTGTTGGACTCTTACATCTCAAGGCAAGGCTAATACCAAAAGAGTTTGCTTTCCTTCCTACCGATCTTTTTATAGTCACCAAAAATCAGAAAACGTATCCTTGCATAAAGTTCTTTATCAATGCGCCTGGGGGGACGTTGGCAATCTTACTGTGACACGATCTTGCGGTAATCAAGAATGTCTCAATCCTTTGCATTTAGTTTCCAGTTGGAATCGCAAAACACCGCCTGCGTCTATTTCACCATTTTATACAGAATTTGAAGCAGAGCAACTTATGTTATTTGGTAAAACAAAATTACGTAATAACATTCAAGCTCTTATTCTTAAAGATATAAAACCTACAATTGCACATCCACTAGATGTAGCTGAAAATCCGGAGTACAATAATTAAAACAATAACTATAAATGAGTAGAATATCCCCATCTCAGCGTCAACGTACTCAAAAAAATCCCTTGGTTTTGGGTCCGTTTAGTCAAACTGCTTTACGGGAACTTACTGGTACTTTAGGGCCTTTGAACCAGGTGGTAGGTAGGGTTGATACTAATCAATACTCTAATGGTGGACATGGCGGTGGTACATATAATCATTGGTTTCAAATTAATGTAACAGCACCTTGTTGGATAATCACCAAAAAAGGTGGGCCTCGTCCTAACTATATTCAAGTATCTGCTTATGATTTAAACCTTGCGCCTATTCAAGGGAGGATGATATTTCAAGGAGATAGTGCCAGTGATTATTTTGGTCTTTCTACTCAGCACTACCCTTACAATGACCATGTAATGGGTGCTGCTTCAGATCTATACAACACATCAAATCTAAACAGTATTGGTAAAGGTAACGATCTGTATTTCCCCTTAGAGCGAGGAAGTTATTTAATCTGTGTATCAAGTACACGCAATGAATTGTTAAATTATACCTTAGCTTTAGTTGTTGAATTTTCAACAACAGAAATGTTTTTGTTATTAGAAGATTCAGATGGTAGCTTCTTGACAACAGAAACAACAATTGACTTAGAAAATACTATTGTTATTGGACCCCTATTTAATAGTAACTATACTATTCCCACAGGTTTCAATGCTTATACTTTTTTGTCTGCTGCTGTAGACCCTGGCTTTTCAGTAACTGTACCAGAAGGCTCAACCTGGCTAATTAATACTTTAACGGTAGCAGGCGGCGATCTATTTATAATTGAACCTTCTGATACATATGACTATGATTCAGTCCATGAACATTCACGCTCAGAATGGTTGACTGCTTGGCGTCGAGAAAGAAGCCCAGAAGATTCACTACCTGCAATTTTTGATTCACTTATAACAAATGTATGAAACATAAAGTCAAAACAATCACAACAAGTCAAGGAGTATGCAAGGTTAGGCTTATGCCCTGGTTACAGATTAATAAAAATTATGTTTGGTTATTTTCATTTGGGTGTGGTAAAAGCAAGCGTCAACTCAATGATTGGTTAAACAAAAGACCCAATAAAAGAGCAAAAAAATTATCTAATCAACTATCTGGTATTTCCGGATTATTGCCCCATGGTTTTGCCATACGTCAATTACGGACATGGATCCAAGAATTAAAAGAGGGTGATAGTATATTTTTTGCCTGTGAATCTAAAGAAAAACTAAAACAATTTGACGCTTACGCCAAGTGGTTTACTCGGCATGAAGCAAAAAATTGGTATATAAATGAAGAGTTTTTATTGTTTCAATATATTAAACCACCATACACCACCCAGAACTTGGACCATCCACCAGCCAGCGAGGATTAAAATTTTTATAGCTGTAATGCAACTTGGCTCCATTTTGACTTATATATTCACCAGTAATTAAATCGCATTCTCCCCACGGATCGTTAACCCAGTAGCCGCTAGAATCATACCCGATAATACAAAGCCAATGCCCACTGCCAGACGGTGCGCTAGCTAAGCCGTGATGCAAAAATCCTACTGGTACAGGTTTGTTTGCATCAATTTGTTTTTTAATTAACTCAGGTGTTCCTTTAGTGTAGAACTTTGCCTCTAATCCAAAATGAAATAAAGTTTTTAATTGTGCAGTACTATCAGTGCTATCACCATAGGTAAAGACTACTCTTACGTAGTCGTCATCACCTTTAATGGCTGTAGGTTTGAGATATTTTAACATCATAGCGCAACTTGAACTAAAACAAGTTCTACTTGCATCACGATAATTATCTCGTTGACTCATATAAATAACAGGTAACGGATTTTGCTTAAGTACATTATTCTCTGGTACCTTAAGCTTGCTATCCATTACTTGAATAAGCTTTGCAGGATAGTTAAGATCAGTAGCGTATCCTTCTGTTTTAAGTTGATTAGCTGCCGCGTTACGGTTAGGTGCATTATTAACACCTTTATAAGTTTTATAGTTTTTATACCAGCGGTCAACTAAATATTTAACAGATGTTTTTAGGTCGGGAAAATCAATAAAACCATCTGTAATAGTGACCCAGGTTCCATCAATATATTCTTTAGTTTCAAGATTTGAACCTTCTCCTTTCTGTCCAAAATAATTATTTTTTCCTGATGGACTAGATCCCCAAGCTGATTCCAAGGCCCATTGTGCAGCTACTAATTCAGGAAATTTTGCACCTGTATCTTTAGCTGCCGCATAAACACCTTCCCAAGTATTGCTGTATGTTCTAGTTGGCGCTTCTGTTGCGCGGTACTTTTTGCTAAATTCTTCCAGGGTTGCTGGCTCTACTTTTTGTTGAAGCCAATTCCACGCTTCCTTTTGATGCTTTAATTCTTTGTAGAATTCAGCAGCTTCGTATAATTTAATAGACATAATCAATTAAATACAACAGAATCAACAGCTGAGTCACTGCTGCCTGTCAGAGTATTGTTGACAATGCCAGCGACACTTGTGATACCATCAAAAATAATAGTATCAGAGGAAGAGCCATTCACTAAATCTTCTGATTGGGGTGGATTTAATTGTGGCCAAATAAAATATTCACCTCCAGTTACGTAAGCAGCAAGTTCATCTGTGCTTGTAGTAGACTTGATCTTTGTTATTTTTTCATTGCAACTTATACGAATACGTTGTCTCCAATTTTTTAAGTTGGTGTCTGCAGGGGTGCCGTTATCAATTTGACGTACCAGTTGCCAATCACTGGGAGACAACAAAGTATTTGCAGTAGTAGCCGTTTGCCCTGTCCATTGCTCAACCAATTGCGTATGGTCTTTAGGAATTAAATTACCTTCTGCGTCATAACCCCAATAAAAACGCTGATCATAAGAACGAGGATCAGGAACTTCCGTGATTCCAATAGCAGCCCGTTCTTCAGATGTTGATAATCGAATCCAATTTGCCGGATAACATGTACCGTCTGGCGTTGAAAACGGTGAATCTGGGCTAAGGGGCTGGCCGTTTAAAAGAAACATGTGCTTAATTTTACCTTTGTTTATTATACGTCATTTAAAAGTTGTTTTCTGAACCAGAGGGGCTATCCTGTAATTATCGTTCCAGTGTCTTATTACACCTGCAACAATAAACAAATTAGTTAATAAATAACTAAAAAAAATTACAGTGCGGATAAAAGATACTAAATCTGCCTCTTTGTCACAAGAGGAAGACTTTTCTCCTAGTGCTTTACACCAAAGTCGCCACATAAGTCACCACATAATTAGAAGAGGTTCAAAAGTCGCCACATAAGTCGCCACATAATTAGAAAGGGCAATTATCGGTCACTGAGGTTCTCCACAATCAACTGAACTACCGAGGATTTTTCGGTGGTTCCAAGGACACCATACCACTGGGTGAAGACGTGTGCAAGCGATGGAGAAGACGTGTCCACAGAATTGAAAATGGAGACCAGGTTTTTAGGGGCGTTCTCAAACTTTCGGGCGAGAAACGTTTAATGCAGTTAACCTAGCTGCACCCCAGCATCGTAGACGTGTCCACTACTCACCTAGCGCGGGCGTAAGCGAAAGGTGATTCGGCCCAAGCGCAGTAGATGTATGTTTGCCCAGAGGAATTAGCTCCTGTGCCTGTGTTTCTCATTTTGAAGCCGTTGGACAAGAAATCAAATGCCGCATAAGTTGTTTCTGCGTTGGAAGTATTTGCAAAAAGTTCTTTGCTTGCAACGTTGTATGTGTCGCGGGAAGCGTCATACATTTCCCAGTATTCTGCGAAACTAGATGATTTGACAATAATAAACTTAGGTCTAAATCCGGTATAAACAAACGGCCCATCTGTACTGCCATTGCCGGTGTAACTGCCGAAAGAAGAGTACCCGGTTACGGGGGCGAAGCAATATGCAACTTGCGATCCATTGTTCGGCCCTGCTGATGTGTAGGTTTGCCCAAAGACAGTGCTATTTACGGGGCTCCAGTAATTGGAAAGAGTGCCGGCTGCACCTGTTGTATTCAAGCTAAGGTACGAACTGACGCCTAGGCTTGAATGATAAATATACCAATCATTTGCGGAACCTCTGTTTTTGGTAATTATTAAAGCAGGTGCAACGCCTAGACCGTGCCCAAATGTTGAGTTAGCAGTTCCCGTTCCCGTATAGGTAACAATCGAGAACCCCGCACTGGCATTAGCCCTCACCTGACTAGTGATGGAGCCTTGTGTGTTGGTGACTGTTGATGAGCCGGCGTCCCAAGTCCAGGCGACATTAGTAGTGCTAGATGCGTTGACGCCACTTAATGAGCCGAGGCTAAAGCCATTGGAATTAAATGCTGTAAGGCCCGTAGAAATAGATTGCTCAGCATCTGTGCCATCCGAATACAGCACTGAGGATGTGCCGCGAATGACATCGTATAAATAGTGAGCCTGAGCAGAACTACGACGCTTCAGCCACACAAAATCTGGATTGAAATTTAATCCAGTGATGGTTTGGTTGCTGCCAGTACCGCTATACAGCACAACATCCATCACCGTATTAGGCTTGGCGACTACTGGGGCGGGCAGGTTGGTATCGCACAGCGCCTTGAATCCGCTGGGTGCGGTGTAGGCGAAGGGGCGTTGGCCGAAGTTCAATGCAAAGGTAGCCGCTGCCCCTCCAGTGTCATCACATGCAGCGGGGAAGAAAGTTCCAGATATACCGCTAAATGCTTGCCCTTGACTAATACCGTTCTTGTAAAAAGTAAGCGTGCCGGCATCTAAGTCTAAGGCAACACCGATAATGTCGCCAGTGGTATAACTGGCGCCGTAAGTGGTCTGGGTGCTGTTATTAACCTTTTTGCCGTCGTAGCCGTAGTACGAGTAACTATTGGATGAATTTCCAATAAAGGCAGATACAGGGGTAGCCGCGTCAACAATGCCAACCGCTATATTCGCTCCTACTCCAGTTTTTGCAGCTTCAAAATACCATTTACCACTAGAGACACCAATGGTTCCGCGGCAGGCTCCATAGTCAGATGCGCTGGTTGAGGCTTCTAGATTCCCGTTTGACAACGACGCTCCAGGACCGAGAATCAACGGGTTAAGCGTGCAATAATTCCCCCGCACCTCCCCACCAGCGCCTGTATCGGTGCCGTAAGAAGTCGGGGTGTCTACGAGGCTGTCGTTGCCCAGTCCAACAATTGCTTTGTCGGTGAGAATAACACCGTCAATCTCAATCGCAGAGACACAAATACCATCATTTCCCGTTGAGCCACCAGCGGTGGCGCTTAACGAGGTAAGCGTAGCTGGATAACTTGGCAAAGTTATCGTTCGCCAAGACAGGGTTTGATCAGTGACATTAACCGATGTTGAGTTCGCTGTTAGTGTATTAGTTCTTCCAGATCCGTCATTAAAGGCCATCACCCTTATGGAACTGCTTACGGTTATTGTGGGAGAAGGAGTTAGCGTCCAGGTTCCTCCGTATATTCTTAGTGCATCTAGGTTTGAAGTGCTTCCGTCAAACATGTCAGCGATAGAGCCACTATAAATAGTCCCCGTGTTAGAAACGTAAGGGATATATCTACCTGTTCCTGTTGTTACCGAAACGTTATTCGGCGTCCAGTTATTGCCGTTGCCAGAAGTGTCCTTCCCTAGTGTGGTGGCGGTGTTGTTGCTGTTGTCGGAGAACGTCAGTTTAAAACCATTTGTTCCGTAACTTCCCGAATAAGCCTTAGGAATCAGTTGCCCAGTAGTGGCACTGACTTCTGTGAAGCTGGATGGTGTTAGAGCTTGGCCGTCGATGAAAAATGGGTCGGCAATGTAGCCGTCAAAATAAAAATCAGTGTTATTAACGCGCCTTCCTATATTGTGTTCTACTGTTCTGTTGATTCCATAATCTGCATTTAGAGTAGGCGCTGTGTATGTAGAAGCCACCTGCCGAGTACCGTTTACATACAGGATCATGCGGTCGGCTGAGGTCGCGTTTGTGGAGTCAAACGCAAACACAACATGGTACCAAGCGGAAACATCTCGAAATACCGCAGTACTAGTGTAAAGGTTGGCTGTTTCAACGCCAAACATAAATTGGTCAGAGTTAAACCAAAACTGCGCAGTTGTGGAGTCTGAATTACCTTGACATGACATCAACATACGGTTGCCGCCTAGCGCACTTCTCTTTACCCACCCCGCCCAAGTCCACGTCCTCCTGTTACCCGCTGATGCAGGCGTCCGGGACAAGAAGGCACTGTCACTACTATTGAACCTGAGCGAACGTTCTATCTGAACTGGGCTAGCAACAGCAGCAGCAGCTAAGAGAAACGGATTGATGTTTGCTGGGATGCTCATCTAATCAACCTGGAAAAAATCGGTAATTTAAAATTATGCTTTTACGTCTGGCACCAGCCTGTAAGCAACACTTGTTGAATTCTTTGCATAGTATACAAGAATGTCAACAGCTCCACTGGTCGCAGTAAGAGATGGTGTGCTGCCTGAACCACCGGGATAATGCCAGTATGAACCATATCCAGCAGTGTTGCCAGAACTTCCTTGAATAATTGTAATACACCCAGCTTGACCAGAAATAATATTGGCTGGATTTTGAAATACTGTGTTTCCGGTTAATGTGACTTGAAAATTATTGCTTAAGCTAAAATCAGCAGAAATGCCAGTGGCATAAGTAAGAGTACTGATACCACCACGCTGTCCACCACTATAAGTTTGTCCTGTACTGCTTAGGGCTGCGTATCCGGAAATACCCCCACTGATTGTTACGGCATTGAGTTGAGTAAAGTTCCCAGTTGCACCAGTAATTGTGGCACCAGAAACCGTAGTCGTGCCTACAATTGTTATGCCTGTAATGCTAGTTGCTTGAACAGCAGTACCTGTAATAGTGGCACCTGATACAGTTGTTGTCCCTACAACTGTTATGCCTGTAATGCTGGTTGCTTGTACTGCTGTGCCGGTAATTGTGGCACCAGAAATACTTGTTGTATAAACGCCGACGGCACCGGTGATTGTTTGAAAATTTGCAGTTATACCAGAAGTAGTGACCCCAGTTAGATTTGTAAAACTTCCGTAATTACCTTTAACTGTGTTACCAGAAATGGTTCCTGTGACAGTTAAACTACCAGAGGTAGAGGATACAAGACCGGAAACTGTAATATTTTGATCAGCGCCACCATTGGTAAATACAATGTTATCAACTTTGATTGTGCCGTATGCCATGGTAAATCCTTTTCTTTTATTTTACTGTAGGAACAATACTTTGCTATGGAAGAATTATCAAAGGCCCTTGGATAATAAATCCAGTTGTATTACCAGAAACGACACCTGAGCAAACAAGAGCCGGAGTTGCACCTGACGGTGTTGTAATAGCAATTGTACCACCAGTAACAGATGTAAATTGACCCGTATTTCCAGTGACAGTTGTTCCCGAAATTGTAACAAAATTGCCTGTGGTACCTGTAACAGTTGTACCAGTTACTGTCGTAAATCCTGCAGTACCACCAGTAACAGATGTAAATTGACCCGTATTTCCAGTAATTGTAGCGCCTAAAACAGACGTTGTTCCTACAATTGTTGCTCCTGTAATATTTGCTGCTTGAACAGATGTTCCAGTAATTGTTTCACTTGATATTTGAGTTGTGAATACACCAGATATAAAATTAGCGGTAATACCGGTAACGGTTGTACCTGAAAGAGTTATAAAATTAGCTGTTAGACCAGTTACTGTTTGTCCGCTAATAGTGCCTGTTACGCTAATGCCTGATCCAAAGTAACCACTACCATAAACAAAAAGATCACCAGAAATTACAGAGTTAGGAAAAACAATATTACCAAAAATACCAGTTGCTGCTGTAATTGTTTTTTGTACATTCAAAGACCCGTTTATGGTTCCACCCGAAGTGGTAACGTAATAAACTTTTAAGTATTCATTAAAACCTGAAATAGTAAGTTTTTTATTTTTTAACGTAGGGTCAACTTCATAGACATGCACCAAGGTAAACAGATCTTGTTCTACTATCTGATTACCTTCTATAAGTGGTAGTTCGGATATTCTTCGATTAGCCATTAAATAAACAACAAATTCCCCTGCTAAGATTATAGGTCCTTTTTACTTATTCCACTTTACTTCGATGCGTGGAAGATTATTTGCTAGTTGCCAAGTGCCTTGAATGCCTAGTACCAAACCACAAGAAAGCAAAAACACAACAATCAATTCGGCTACGGTCAAATTACGACGTACGTAGACAACTCGATCAGGGGTGGAGGCAGGCTTAGGGGCGGGACGTACGGGAACAGAAGCACTTTGATTTAATGTTGCTTGAATAGCTTGCGCACGAGCCTGTGCCTTGAGTTGCTCCAAAAGTTCTGGAGAGATGTATCCTTCAGGAACTTGAGGAGCCTGGGGAGGGGTACTGGCAGGAACTTGATTTTCTTTCATGGGTAACAATTTGTTTGTTTTAAAGCTAGCATAAAAAAAGAAATATTGACACCATGCAATACGGACTAAGAAAAAGCCTTGAGGATATTGCGGTCGAACTAAAGGGCATCAAGACCATCCTTGGTTCTATGTGGCATTCTCGCTACAAAACAGAAGAAACGGATAGGATGAACCCAGAGCTTTACGCTGATGAATACATATCAACAGAGGAATGTGCTAAACGATTAAATGTATCTGATCAAACCATCCGAAATTGGATTAGTAAATCTAAGCAAAACAAAGGCCAAGGATGGGTTGAAGGTATACACTATATTAATATTTGCCCACGTGCCAGTGGCAAAGCTGTTATCAGAATTCCGTGGCATGAGCTGGTGCGTTCCTTTGCCAAAGATCGGTCTGTGGAACCAAGTGATCTAAGGAATCGAACAATGTATAACAACAGTATTAGCGCACATCTATAATATGTCTCATTTAATACAAGACCTAGACGTAACCACGGTTACTCTTGAGAACTATTCTCAACTGCTCCCTAGTATTATTGCTAAGCAGGTTGAGCATTTTTTGCCTCCCTTTGGATCGTTTGATAATGAATGCCTCCAGCGTTACCTAATGAACATTCGTGATTACGAAGAGGAAGACGCCAACTCAAGCATGACCCTGGCCAATAGATTGCGGTTAGCATTTGCTGACATGACACCAGATACAATCTGTGGTAGATTTCCGCAAGCAGAATTGTCTCTTAAAAGAAGGTTGCGATGTGTAGCCGAGTATTTGATCCGTGCCAAAGAATTCAATAAGCTAAAAGATGAAAATGGAACCCTGGTAAAAAAACGTGGAATAATCGGTAAAATGGTCTGTGTCTACCAGCCGCTCCCTAAACTTCTTGAATCACTTGAAAAACAAGGATTTATCAAACCATGACAAAACGTGAAGAGCTTCTGGCTACACTGTTAAACAAAGACTACTCTCCAGAAAAAGCAAAAATTCTAGATGCAACCGTACGTTTTATTCTTGGTGACATGGGTAAAATGTATATTGAATTCTGGGATAAAGAAGGTCCTGGGATCATGATCTTTCAACCAATGTTGAAAGACAAAAGCATGTTCTATTGGACACTGGCAGAATTGCATTCAGCGCAAGAAGAGTGTGAAGAAAACAATAATGACGACCTTGCCGAGAGTTTTCGCAGGATATTATCTGCTGCTCAAAAAATTGATCCAACGGAAAAGGCTGGATACATTATTTGCGATAATGACGGCTTGCGTTATTTTGAAATTAATTACAATCAGATGACAGAGTAATGGCAATCCTTCGTCCTTTACGCAAAGAAGATCAAGAGCTGATCACTAACCCTGACTTAATATCTGCAGCGTATGCCTTGTTGGGAGAGATTGATTTAGATGTTGCCAGCTCTAAGGTAGCAAACAGTTATATAGAAGCTTTGAATTATTACACGCCTCAAGATGATGGCTTAAATAATATTGAATGGTTTGGCAAAGTTTATTTATTTCCACCAAGTGGTACATATTACTTTGATAAAAGACTTGATAAATGGAAGATGACACGGTCCAATGCCACTGCAATTACGTCATCTCATGCAGTGTGGTTCCAAAGGCTATACCGTGCTTGGTGGAATAACGAAATTGAGCAAGGTTTGTATTTTACAAACTGCCCTGACATGATTCGGTACGAACAAAAAATCTTTGATTTTCCTATCTGCATTCTTAAAACTGCTCCTGATTTAATTAAGAATTCAAGTGAAGGTATTACAAAACATCGCACCTGTACGTCTATGGTTGTCTACTTACAACCCAAAGATAACCCTGGAGGAGCGACTCAAAAATTTATAGACATTTATGAAGAAAAAGGGCGAATCGTCTGTTGATAAGCTACACTACGTAAGATTGAGCACCTCAGATGGGCCTTCTTTGCGACCGGGAAATTAAAGATCTTGCCTTGAATCATGGCATGATTGAGCCGTTTGTGGATCATATTGTAAGAGAAGAGGACGGCAGGCGGCTACTCAGTTATGGCCTAGGTTCTTACGGATATGACATACGTCTATCTCCAATGCAGTGCTTAGTCTTTGGACGCATTGACGTTGGTGAAACTGACCCAAAGAATTTTAATCAAGAAATTTTACGTCCTTTCGAATTACTAGAAGACGAAAGAGGTAAGTATTTCTTGATTCCTCCCTATGGCTATTGCTTGGCAGTAGCAGAAGAACGCATTGCTCTTCCAGAGGACGTTACTGTTATTGCAATGGGAAAAAGCACATATGCCCGCTCGGGAATTATTACAAATATTACTCCGGCAGAAGCGTGTTGGGAAGGACACTTGACCCTTGAAATCAGTAATGCAACACCTTTGTTTAATCGTATTTATGCAAATGAAGGTATCATTCAACTGATGTTCTTCAGGGGAAATCCTTGCAGCACAACCTATGAAGATCGCAAGGGCAAGTACCAGGATCAACCCAAAGAAATTGTTACGTGCAGGGTATGAAATCAGATGCACATGACATAGATCAGCGATTAAAGATATTACAGGTTATTACTAAAGCTGTGGTGCACCAGGAAAATGATCTTTTGGTGTCCGCACTTTCAACTTATCGGACTGATAATGTCCAATGGGTATTAAATATAATACAAGAACTATTCCACGAGTTTCAAGATGCTTTAGAGCTGCAAGACTATGGTCACTACTTAGACGAAGGGTAAGCCATACATACTCTTGGGCTTGGCTGAATATTGAGTACTGCCTACAGGAGAAAAAACTTCACCTTGGTCTGCACCAGTTGCTTGCCTAATCTCTGCATTTTGTTTAAATTTACCGGCTGACTTTGCTGCCGCCATAAATTTTTGTACTCTTTCTTGTTGTCTTGTATTACTAGTGTTGGCGCGGCCAGCTGTTTGTTGCTCGTTTGTATCAAGGTGTCGTGTGTCAACGCCGTAAGCATGTCCTGGATGAAGATCTGAAGTATCTCCAGCAGATGTCCCAGCATCTATCGAGGGGTCGTATCCATCAGGGATATACCCTCTTGGTGAATCTTTGCGTGGCTCGTAGAATCGTCCCATGTTAATATTGTAATCGAAGAGATTTAAACAAATGCATAACGCAATAAATGCCGACGATTTCTTAAATGAATTCATGCAACGTGGTATTCCTATTCATGATGAAGTCGGCCGTCGCTGCTTAACTGAATGCGACTTTGGTGCTGAATTAGATAATGAAGAGAATGACGTTCCTCTTTATGATCAGTATAATAGGGGCATGGTGGCTACCCAAGCTGACCGCCCACGTTTGAATCTTGCTCTAGAGGGAAACCAATGCGCTGCCAACTCAATGACGGAAGGGAACCGACCGGGAGTTACGGGTTACATTCCGAGTGTGGAAGAAGGTATGGAGATGGGTGCCATGCCACTGGGGAAAGGAGCAGTAGTACTGGACCTGGATCAGATTCCAGCGAGGGAAAAGAAATTGGCGGCGATGCGGCGCGGAATGTAGTTGATGTAGTTAATCACCCTCCTCACTACACCCAGGGGGGTGTTGAATGTATTGAGGCTATACAAGCTGCGTTAACGCCTGAAGAGTTTCGTGGATATTGCAAAGGAAATTCCATGAAATATATCTGGCGCGAACGCATGAAGGGCCAAACTGAATCCTTGGAGAAAGCAGCTTGGTACTTAGGGCGTCTTACTTAAAAAGGCAAAAGGGTATCATCGTCGTCTTCATTATCTTCGTCTTCGTCGTAGCCATACATCTGGGCTAGTTCTTCTAGCTCTAGTTCAGAAGATAAATCGAATTCAATATTGACACCTTCTTCTACCAGGATATCTTTAATAGCTGTAATTTCTATTAAACGTTGGTTGTAAAGATTCAACAGAGATCTATATAGCTGATCCCAAGTCATTTCTGCAGCCTGAAGCTCTGCTTTACGCATGGCAAATTTAAACTCCAGGGGGAGGTCTAGTCCCTGGGGTTCAGCTGAGGGTTCCATCAGAAATTCCATGTCTTACCTGTACCTATTCTAAAGCTTATACCATAATTTCACCCTGCTGCAATTTTGGCAACTTGAAATCATTTATAAATTCAGCAAGGATCATAGGATGAATTGCCGCCTCTAAACGTTTAATAGCTCTGCTTTGCACAGGTGAATGATCATACCGCTCAAAAGCATTCAACAAAAGCTGACCGCCAAATCCTGGCACACCATCTTGAGAGCCAATTAAGAAAAGATTAATTTCTTCTCGCCTTCTATAAATAAGGCTGCTTACGACTTGATGATCTTGGTCAAAGACCCAGCGATACATTTCCTCTGCTACAATTTCCCGATCTTCATTTTCTATTGCATCCAGGATATCGCTGTAAAGAAACGGCTCCCAGCCAATGGAATGAATAAAAGAAATCAAAGCTTCTTCCATGTGGGTGTTAAGTCCTGTTATTTCTTTAGCAAGAGATTTTTTAATTTCTTCTATTTCGTAATACAAGTATTCTTTTGCTTTTTCATATGTACATAACTGGCCTCGGCCAACAGGTTCTCCATTGGGATAGTACTGGCTACCAAATCCAATAGTGTATGGAGCTGTACCAGTGGAGGGATCAGGAAAAGATTTTTCATTGAACCCTTCATATTTCACGATGAGATCAATGCCAGTAGGTAGATCTTGCACGATGTAGGTAAGCACGGTACCACCATCATACATAAGTAATTTAAATTGCGTTAGTTTTTATTTACCAAAGCCGAGAGCATGCCCAGTATTTAGGTGTGTTTTTATCCATGGGTTTATCACATCCCATCCGTGCCCTAAAGTTGGTTCTGCGATCTTTGTCGTGATGCTGAGTATAGTCTTGATAGCCCCTGCGTCCGTACCTTACAATTTTTTGTTCTCCGTCATAGCAAGATTTAACAACCCATTTATGGGTATCCCCAGCTGGTGCCCTCTGGGGTTTATTGCATTGCATGCTTTCTTTTTTGTATCTACCAGCGGCACTTGCTGCCTTTCGATGTTGTTCAGACATTATTTTTTAAGGAGTGAGGTGAAATCACTAAGGAAAGAATCCGGTGTTGTGGTTGACGAGCTATCTTCTTCATCATCTAATCCTATTTTAAAGTAACTATCCGTTTTAACAGGTATCTCTTTTGCTGGAGGTTCGGTAAGACTTTGAATTTTACTCAGAGTTGCTATTGGATCCTTAGCATCAAACGCCAAGTCAAGCTTAGGCATTTTTCCTTTAGTAACATCAGTCAGTAATTTAACATCTTCAGGACTGGTATCTGGCATGTAGTCAGCATAAAAAGATTGCTCAGTCCCCGTATATCCTGCTTTTTTAAAAATATTAAAAAGTTCAGTTTTTTCAGTTGTTGTTTTATCTTCTGGTCTTTCAATGTAACTAATACCAAGTTCTGCTTGTGTTGGTGTTTTTTCTAGCTCTTGCAAAGTTTTAATGTTCGCTCTTATTGTTTCTGCACTGCCTGTTGTAATGCTATCTGTTATCGATTTTTTGACTTCATCAATAGATGCTGAGTCATCTAGATCATACTGTTTTAATAACTTAATCCAGCTATCTCTATTTAACAAAGGATCAATACCTTTAAGTAATGAATCTGCAAATTCCTCTGGTTCTACAAAAGAACCAAACACACTACCAATTGATTGCGCTTTTGTAGCTACGGGGCTTTCCAGTTTCATCTGCAGTGTAGATGCTGGATCCATTGCAGCATCATAGCCTTTTCTAATACCAAGAATTTGATAATGTAATTTAGCAAACACATCTTTGTCAGTAAAATCTTTAACATTGTATAGGTAAGCATTTTCAGCCCATGTACCAAGATAAGGTAGATTTGAATCAATTAAAGCGTCTGGATTGGTCTTAGCTGTTTCCCAATCTTTAGCAACATTTGTTTTTTGATCACTGTAAAGATTTTGCTTCTGTGTGGCATATTTATCGTCAGGATTAAAGTAAAAATCAGTATTGAAATTAACATCAAATTTAGTATCCAGATCTCCTTGCATTGCTTGAGCAACACTCTGAGCATAGTTCTTGACTTCTGTAATTCTATCTGAACTTTGAAACACATTCTTTGTGTCATCTGTAACATTCATATAATCAACAAACTCATCCATAGATTTAGAATAATCAAACCTAGGCTTTAAATATTCATCAACAAATTGACGAGCAAAGGAAGCTTCTATTTTAACTTCTTCCGGGACCCCTGTATTGTCTTTGTAGGTTAAAGTTAAATCCCGATTTTTTTGTTTATCTAAATCTTTAACTTGTGTTTCTAAACCTGTCTTTAATAATTTTAGATCTTCGTCTAAGCTCACATTCCCAACCTGAAGTCTTGACAATAAGTTTGTACCAGTGGTTCCTTGTGTTTTTAAAAACTTTATTAATTGCTCACTTGTATTGAATCCTGCTTTCTTAGTAAATTCATCCGTAAATTTTTTATTGGCTGTGCTATAAATTTTGGTTGGGTCTGATTGCAAGGCAGCATTAACAACATCTAAAGTATCTTCTGTAGATTGATATTGTTTGTAATCAATACCATATTTTTGAGTTAAAGTATCATCAAACCATTTTTGCCAATTATAAGTAGTATTATTTTGTAGGCCAGTAATCTTGCTTAATTGAGTCTCCAGATCAGTTGTTATATCTGCTTCTGTTTTGTTTTGTGACCTGGCAAGAAAACCACCAACACCTGAGTCTCCGATTATTGAATTAGCAAGTGTTTTGTTTAGGTCCATAATCTCGGAGAATCCTTCTAAGCCTCGATATACATCTAGCATTTTCTCTTGGCTTTTTGCTTTATTTAGTTCAGTAATAGTCTCTTTTAATACGTTTTGAGCCAAGGCGCCATATTTTTTTGTGTCTTCTAATTCTTTTGGGCCTAGTATTTTAGAAATCAACGCATTAAAAGAAGGTCCTTGTCCCAGGGCTGAATCTTTAATCTGTTGTTTTTCTAGATCTGTTGGCTTTTCTAAATAAACATTTGCTTCTTTTGTTTCTTCTGGTGCGTATCCACGTATACCATTAGCCTTGCCTTGCGTTGTATAGTGTGCCCTATAGAAGTCTTTTTCATCATTGTTATATCGTTCTGTAATATCAATATTGTCGTCTTTTACAGCTTGCTCCCATTCAGCTGTTGCCTGAGGAACTTGTGTTTTGTAGTAAGTAATATCTAATTCTTTTAGGCCACCAGGGGACGGTGGCTTGATTCTTGTAGTAGGATCCCAGGGAGTTAATTTTTCTGTGCGATAAAATAATTTATAACTGTTTTCTATCTGCTCACGTGTTGCTTTGTCAATAGTTCCGTCTGTCTCTAGTCTTCTTATTAAATCTCTTTGTGCTGTATATGTACCACTGGTGGTATTGTTTGCAATTGCGAGGACTTGTTCGTAGGCTTGATTTTTTTTAGCATTTGCAATATTTAAAGCTCGGTTGGCATCATTTGCATTACGAACTCTTGTATTGTAATCTGCATTAACAGCGTTTCTTTGAGTGTTAACCGCATCTTCATTTGCATAATATTCAAGCAGTTTATAATCATTTTTAGTGGGCTTATAGCCAAGCGCAATGGGTGTTGCATACCCATTCCAAAAAGCTGATGCTTGATTTGTAGGTATTAAACTTTTTTCTGGTTCGTCAGTTTTGTAATCAGTTTTCTCATCTCCTTTGCGCCATCTTTTTTCAACAGCGTCATAAGTAAGTCCTGGGGGATCAGGAATTGCAGGAATACTGGTAACAGGTTTTACTGTTATAGGTTTTGTTGTTAAAGGTAATGTCGTACCTGGAACAACAGCAGAAGGTGGTGTTGCTGAAGGAGCTGCTGCAGGAGCAGGTGGTGTTGCTGAAGGAGCTGCTGCAGGAGCAGGTGGTGTTGCTGAAGGAGCTGCTGCAGGAGCAGGTGGTGTTGCTGAAGGAGCTGCACCGGGGGCTAAAGATCTTTGTTCTTTGCCAGAAAGAACATAATCAATATAGTGCTCAGTTGCAAGATCAGTATTTTCACCAAAAGCATTTCTTAAATCTGAGTTGGCTTCCAGATATTGTTCTGGATCAAATCCTGGAAGGGTATAATTACGACCTTCTAGCCATCCAAATTGATTAAAGTGTTGTGCTGCTAAGTATGGATTATTGAACCCTGCATTTTTTACGTCGGGATTATAGTGAAGATATGCTCTCCAGTTAAAATCATCGGGAATATTACCAAAACCGTACCGGTCGTCATATATGCTCACTTAGATAGCCTCTTTTAACGTCATTGCATGATTATCAGTGTACTGGAATATATCAAGTACTTCTCTGTTTATCCATTGTTGAATTTTTGCCATGCGTAATTCACAATAAAATGCTTGTGTTACGTACCATGTTTCCATCTTAATGCTTCCTTTGTTGCTGTTGCAACGCTGGCAAGAGGGAAGTAAGTTGTTTGAATTACTTGAGCCAGATCTAAACCTAGGGACAATATGATCAAGACTTGTCGCTGGTGCTCCACAATAACCACAGCTGTGGTCCCAGGCTTTGTAAATTTCTTCTCGAAAACGACGCTTAGCAGACTTCGGTGTGATTTCAACCAATAAGGCGAGAGGGTCATGCTCTGTTGCGAACATACTCTATAATTGCCATTACCTAATTTTAAGATGGCCTAGCTTCTGTAAAGAAACGTAAACTTCCAAATTCTTTCTTAAATGGCTTGCAAAGCCTTTAGCTTTGTGTAATGTGGAGATGCACACGGCTTTTTTCTTGCATGGCCGCAACAGCTCAATGGGTGACAGCCAATCAAATGGCTGATGCGCTCAGCATTGACCGACAAACTCTATTCCGCATGCGGGATGATGGCACCTTCAAGCTAGGGCCACACTACGCTGCCTTCAAAGGCAAGACCTATTCCAGAGAAAGCTATCTTTGGAATCAAGGTGCTGTGCAACGTACTATGCGTAAGCAAAAGAAGGAGACGGCTGAGTCGATGGTTTAGAAGCTTTATAGAAAGCTTTGCGCATTTTATAGGCAAGTAGAAGTTCAATTACATTACATTGAACTTCTTTGCATGCCATAGCTTCATAGATGAGTAGCCAGGCATCTCTCCAGCAACCCTCAAAATTTGGGGGTTGTTTTTCTTTGAGTTGAAACAAGAAAACCCATTGCGGATGCATGGGTCGTACTGGTTTCTTTTTACTGGAGATATTAATTGTTCCGTTTTCGTTCCAGGTAAAACCTTTTAAGTGTTCAGGTTTTACGCCATAGGTTGCAAGCATGCCGTAAAACCAAGCAAGCTTACTGGTCTTGCGACTTTTTAATAAACGAAAAAAATCATCAACTACCCTCTGATCGAGGGGAGGGGAAATAGTGTAGGTCATGGGAAGCGTTCATATTGTTGCCTAGACTTTAACCAACGGGCCAGCCTGGTGCAATACAACTAGCCCTTTAATTCCTAAAGACTGATTAGTCTTCGTTATATTATACTACAAAAAATCTACAAAGAAGGTTTTTCTCCTGATGCTGGAATATATATCTGACCTGTTTTGTCAATCATTCTAAATCCTGACAAGCTAACAATTTGATTTGGAATATTAAACAACTTTTGCAACATTGGGGCCATCACAGGAGATTGACAGTTGTACGGTGGAACATCCATGTAACTTAAAGCTTTTTTAGTTGTATTAAATGACTGGTATTGTTTTTGATTATTTTCTGATTCTTGTACCAGCTTTTGTTCCCACTCTGCCATTGAGTCCATGCCTACAGGAAAATCAGAAGGTTCAGGTGGAAACATATGCTCTTCAAATTTCATTGAGTAAATATGTTTGCAATAACGCATCTCGTCCAACACCGGAGTCCAGTTGTCGCCCAAGTTTGTAAGTACATCTTGCTCTCTTGAATAATCTGTGTAAACGGGCATGCCTTCTGCTGTGCTGCCAGGGATTGATAAGTCGGTTGTGCTGCGGACATAAGTTGCACCAAAATCCCTAAATACACCAGGGTTATCTCTTGTTGCTAAACGATTGACTTCTGATATTGCAATGTCATCTAATAGTTGATATGCAGTTGAAGGCGCTACAACATTCATTATTCTGTCATCCAATGAATGTGATGTTGTGTTGTTATCAAGTCGACCACTTAACGTAATATTTTCATAGCGTCCAGGCTTGATTGATGTGGCGCTTGAATAAGGAAAATATTTCCTGGTTGTGTCATTAATTGATGACATAAAGAAATAATCTCTATGCGTAAAGTCTTGACATGTACAGGCATATCTATTGCCAGTAATTAAAAATCTTCCTATGGCAGGTGGTTTGGTTGCTGGTGTTAAAAATGCTTTGTCATGTGTTACCTCTACAGATCCAGCTTTTTTTAATTTAAGGATTCCCGTATCTTGATCTACGTCAACCAATACAGCCTGGACATAACCATATCTTTTTTGTGTATTAGGATTAATTGTAGTTGCAGTTATTGGAGTGCCGCTGACTGTGATTATCCTGTCCTCCAGGATCTCACCATTCATTGGTTTAAGTGGTGTTGTAATACCAGATACTGTGGCATACAGAGGTGCGGGCAATGGGTTGCTTGGACTCCATGTGCCTTTTAATTGTACGTACCAGAAGTAATTATCTTCTGTAACATTTACAATTGATAGCCTTTCGCCCGACGAATTAAACAATTCATCAGTACGCATGTTGCCCTGGTTACGAACACCAGCCCAGTGCATGCCAAATTCTTTTGCTGTGGTTGGAAATCCTTTGAATGCACCTGAGACAGTGGAGACGGGATTAGTACCAGAGGGAGTTACTGTGCCTGAGGGGTACGGAATATCATATATAAACCTATATTGATATGCATTGTCATAGGAACTAGACGAGGACAGCTCATAGCCACGGCGCCATCTTGTCCAAGCAGACTCTCTGTTTACAGCAGCAATAGAACCACGGACACTGCCTTTAGAAAACTCAGTGGTAATAGGGACAACATTTTTTATAACAAAGTCTTTCTTGCGTTCAAAAGACCCGAAGCTATTTGCTCCCTTAAAACCCATCTTTAGAAGAAGCCACCTTGTGCATAGACTTGTGCACCGGGAATATAACCAGCTGAATTAGGGCCATCTGGGAATACACCCACGTAGATGCGGTCTCCTCGCTCCAGGTAGATGCCTTTGTTGCGTAAAGGTGCTGAGGGTCCCAAACCATTGGTGTTGCCCGCAGAGGCGGTAGGAGTGGCCAGCTGGGGCATCACGTCGGAACAATCAACTATGCCACTATTTGCGGGAACTGTTTTAGAGAACAATAACCTGTAGTCGCCGCTGGCTGGAATTGGTACAGTTGTATTGCGTGTTTGGTAAAACACAAAAGTCACAGCAGGTTGCACTCCGTAACTTGGATTGGCGTAATTAAAACCTGAGGCTGTACCACCTGAATAAACAAGGGTTGTGTTTGTCCCGACCAGAGTAGTAGCGCCGGTGTAAGTGTAGTACCCAATGCCGCTTGCTGCTGCGCCTGAACCAGTGAAGCTGCCTGTAGTTGTTACATTAACAATCTGACCACTAACAAGGGAGATTGTTGTACCAGAAGTTGTTGTGTTTAGGGTGTAGTCAGCTGCTCTGTAATTATCGTTGCGAACAATAGAAATGGAATCGATTACGCCACCGCTGTTAATGTCATCACTGAGGGCAGCATCCATATCAACAAGAATGGACGGAGCTTGACCCCCTTGCACAAACAAGGTATTGGTGCTAGCGCTACCAACGGTTTGTGTTGTAACCCGCACAGAGTCGAACAGTGGGCGGTCAATAAAAAGCGGTTGCTTGTTCGAGGAAGTGGATGACAAGTTTCTTACCGTAATTCTTCGTATTTAAATTCTAACTTATTCAGCTTAGATTTGAGCTGAATAAGGATTCTGAAGCATAGAGGCTAAGAAAGAATTTGCAACAGAAGAAGGTTGCGGTTGAAGTTGTTTTGCTAGCAACTCAAGCCCTAATTGACCTTTCATCTCCTCTACTGCATTCTGTCCAAATAAATTTCCAGCACCTATCAAAGTATCCAATGCTGTTGAAGCCTGTGCAGGAGCGGCACTTGTGCTAGTACCAGCAGGAGCACCTAAACTTGATTCCCACCATTTTTTAGTTGGTGATCGCTTGCCTTCATTGAAAAATGTATTCTCTGAAAAATTAGGAGACGCACCCAAGGTTTTTAATTGTTGTGGGCTTAGGTATCGTTGCACACCTCCGACCATTGCGGGAATTAAATTGTCACGATAGGACATTAGCTTCCCAATGTCTTTTAAGTATGAAGTGCTACGGAAATCAGTTCTACCACCTAATTCTTGTGCTACGCGGCCAAGCTCTTGTCGTCCTTTATCAGAACTGTAATAATCTAAAGCTTTTCCTGGGTCAACTTGACCAAAGCCAGGGGCTTTCATTACAGCATACTGAGCTGGATTTATCCAATTTGCATTACTGCCATAGTCGGGATTATGGTATCGGTTAATTATGGACGCAACAGTCCCTGGCATTGCGCCACGGGTGGGATCCCTTGCCTCTAGGGTTGCAACCTGAAGCATTCTCTTGAATGTATTTTCAGGAACTCCATACATTGTCCTAATGTTAGGTGCCATGTTGTTAACTACTCCGGTCGATAGTTAAACATTTGATACTGAAGCTGCGCTTCCTCTTCAGGTGTCATGGGAAGCCCTGCACGTGTTGCACCACCTACTGAAACTACTCCTTCTGCCCAGGGTTGAGAAACAACTCCAGGAACTTTACTTGTAGAGCTTGCTGTTTGTCCTGCAAGAGCTTGTTGAATTACATCATATCCAACCTGACCAGGCTTAACTTGGCTTGCCAAACCCTCAGGCCCACCATATTGCTGCGCCCACGCCTGCATTCCAAGGTTTTGAGCAGCAGCTGGATTAGTAGCCCTTAAGTTTTGGTACTGTTGCAGCATAGGATTTTGAGCGGCTTGCTGAGCAACACTAGAACGTTCAGCAGCATATGCACGGTCAGCAACAGGATTTGTACTGGGAGGAGGAAGCTGCGGGGCGGGAGGCACTTGTGCATTTCTGTTTTGGTTGCCTGGAGACGGAATAAATTTTTGTTGTTCACCAGGTACGTACCTACCTGCTCCTGCTACATTTTTGGCATTCTCCTCTTTTATTATCTGTGCATTCACTCTGTTCTGCATATCTTCTTTTGACCTGTATCCAAGGTGGCTCCAATTATCAAATCCTTGTGGAGACGATCCTTCTAACCCAGCTACAGCAAATGCAACACCAGCAGGAGATGCAGGTATCAGCATATTACGTGCAAATCCCGGTAAAGAACCAATTCCTGGGATGTTTTTAGCAATACTAGAAGACTGCAAAAGTGGGCTAGTTACTTTATTTAAATTTTGAATTAGTCCACCAACACCGCCAACAGGATTAAAAGCTTGTTTTGGAAGAAGTGATTCAGCAACATCTTGCATGCCTCCTCCTGCTCTTTTCATTAATTCTCTAGTTAAACCATAATCACGTGCAAATGGACCAGGGGCGCCAATCTGTTGGGGAAACGCTGTTGGGTTGATAGGTCTGGCAGCGGGTGTGCCGCCTTGCATTAGGCCCGTGGGACGAGGGCTGCGTCCTGCCATTGAATCTAATAGCCCTTGTACGACACCCTCTTTAATATTTCTTGCTGCTCCTTCTGCCATTTGGCCTACATCACTAAGATACCCTGTGGCACGTGTAGGAATATTAGCAAAATTTGCTCCCCTAAATTCCGTAGGCAAAGCCCTACCAAGTGTTTGTTCAGCTGCTTTTGCTAACCTTCTGTATGTACCAGGATTTGTCACTGCATCAGCGGCAGACTTAGTAAGCTGTGGGGCTTTAAAGCCTATTCCCAGCCTTCCCGCTTGCTGTAGTAATTGTTCAAATGGGTTCATGACATTACCGATGATTTAGGTGTAACCAAATACGTGAACCCACTGCAGTATCAGCGGGACCAGGGAGTGCTTGAATAAATTCAGCACCTGAGCGCTCGTAGCGATAACGAGCCTGGAAGGGATCTTTATAGTTTGGCACATAAAGAATCATGGCCAAACGATTGGTTTCGTATAAGTATACTTCGTCCCATACCTTGAGAGCTTCCTTGGCATTGCTTGATCGAATTGTACGATCAACGTCACCGAGAATACTTTCAATTCTTGTAGAAGGAGATGTTGCTACTTCTGTTTTTTTCTCGGCTGTATCACAACGACCAATCTGAATAATGATCTTATCGTAGAAGAAGGAATCAGGAACCGTATTTAAAGATTCTTCCAGGCGAGCATAATCCCCCGCTGGAACAGAAACTGTAAAATATCCCAGATGATATCTTACCCTGCTTTTGTCAAAATCAGATAACTGCACTGATGATTACCACCGTTCTTACATTATAGGTGCAACAAATTTATATCTAAACTTGATAAGGATTTTGTTGCATCACATAACTCATTAAGAAATCACTTGCCAAGTCCCGCTGTGGTGTTATTGCTGAACTCAGCAGGCTGCTATATATGTTTTGTGAACTATCCCTGCTTTGTTTTGCTTGACCAAATAAACGACCCATCAAACTCAACGCTGCTCCAGCGCCTGCCAATTGATCTTGCTGACGTTGTTGTGCGGTAAGCGCGGTCTGCGGTGTTGTAGTGCCAGTAGATAAAACTTGCCCGGCTTTTCCTAGCGTATCTAGATGTCCAAAACCTACCTCATATTTATTATCTGCAGTTTTAAATGCCATTAAATTACCAAAGCCACCTGCATTAGCTGTCGGTACGGCAGTACCATAGCCCTGCATATAAACAGGTGTGCCTTTTAAGCCTGCAAAATCAATACCTTTATGATCAGTGCTTGCGCCTGTTGTTGGCGCATTTCTTGGTCCAAAACCTGACGTAATGGTAAGCCCTGCTTCTGGGTTCCAGGCTAAACTTCCGCCTGTAAGACGCCTGACCAAGGGGACTCTTCCTTTGCCAATCTGCACACCAGTAAGTGCACTCTTGATTGTTTCAGGATTTATATATTGACCTGTTGTTAAATCTTTTACGTATTGATGAATATGTGGACCAGTGGCAGTACCAGTGGCTCCTATTGTTCCAATATTAAATAAACCGCCTGCGCCTGCCATATGAGTATTTTATTACTATTCTAAAATAAAAAACCCTGCCGAAGCAGGGTTTATATCACACTCGTACCAGATTGGCAGCAAAGACAGAGTCCCAGTCTACCCTACGAACTTGTTTCAACTGTTCTAAGTTACTAAATCTTTCACCGGAAAGACTCATTTGAATATCTTTAATTTCCCTTGCAGTTTTAAGTCCGATTCCCTTAATGTGATCAGCAATCATTTGGGCGGTTGCTGAGTTTATATTAAGACGAGTTTCGGGTGGAAAGCTACGGGGCTCCTCGGCTGATGCCTTGTCTTTTACTTGTAGAGTCTTAACCGTTTTAGTGGCAGACTCATCGGGTTTAATTTCATTTTTGTAAACGGTAAAAAGGCGACTGTCTTGATCTTCGACCAGGAACCAGTCGCCGTTATCCCATTCACTAATGACCTTGACCCGTGCACCGGTTTTTGTGTGTTGGTAAAGCATGGCTACCAGAACTTCTGGTATTAGTTTAACCTAATCAGCTTACGGTGCGGTTGGGCAGATACGCTTCGATATCTGAGTAATCGGGAGCGCTATCAGGAACGATGTAACAAGCTTCAACCAGGATGTACCCAGTGAGACCTGCGGCCACATCAGCATCAGAAAGATACACACCACCAGTGGCGGAAGTACCGTCTGCACTACCCTTGGCATACACCTTGAAGGTGGTACCAGTGGTGAGTGTCTTATACGCACCGGTAACAGTAGGTGTACCAGAGGTGATAAGAAGGGGAGTGGAGCTAAAGGCTTGACTAGCACCTGAGAAGAAGATCTTGGTGGAAGCATCACCTGAAACTGTGGAAGCTAGGTAAGCAGCAGCAACAGGTTCGCCGGAAGCGGCTACGGGGCTACCAGCGTTATCGCGGCCAAAAGCAATTACGGTACCAGTGGTAGCATAAACGCCAGAAGCTGAACGACCATCACCCCAGCCTGAGGCAACGGAAATAGCGGTGCGATAAATGTAAGCGGATTGTATGGTGTCACCGCTGATCACCATCCCAGTGATGTCAGGACGGGTGTCGTCTTGACGATAAGGGGAAGGAATGATCACACTCATGGTTTGACCATAAGTTGTGGCGCTGCCAGAGGCCCAGGTCACGGGCACATAGCCACGTTGTTGGAAGTAGCGCCAGCCGGGAATAGCAAGAACAGCAGTGGGGCCATCCTTGGAAGCGTTAACCGTGGTGCCACCGGTGGTATCAATGTTTTTGTACCAGCCGTTGAGGGCTTCTACCCAGTTGCCGGGGTAGATCTTTTTAGTAGACAGGTAGGTCATTTATCTCTCCTTGTTGGTTTACTTATTAATATCAAAGAATGCCGTCATCGCTGACGAAGCTGTAGGCGTTGGTAACAAAGTCCTTGTTCAAGATTTCAAAACCAGCGTACAGTTGCCAAATCAAGATGATGAAGCGGCTGAAGTCATCATTGTTATTGATGAGCACTTGAGCGTTAGGACCACCAACACCCACGCCAATTGCTTGGGGACCAAAGAAGAAGCCTTGTGCAACTTCTTGGTTGGAGTAAGAAACGCTGTCGGTAAAGCTAGCAGCAACAGTCTTGGTGGGGAAGTTAGTTGATTCGTAGAACTTCACACCTTCAAACTGAACGCCAGTAGGCATTACAGGTTCACCAGCAAGGAAGTAACCTTGACCAGCTTGAGGGCCTTGATAGAAGCTGGCGTTGTTAGGCATCATGGGGTTACCCATGTACATGCCTTGACCAGGGTTGCCAGAGTAACGAGCAATTTCACGGAAGTCAGCGTCACGACGCAGATGCATCATGAACGTAGGATCGCAAATACAACGATACAAACCATCAGAGAAGGTAGGGACGTTACGCTTACGCAGATCCTTGACAACGTTCAACAAGTCAGTTGAAACGTGGAATTGCTGAACTTGTGCTGCGTACTCAGCAGTGGTGTAAGCAACTTGACCAGAAGAGTTCTTGTTCTTACCACCAGCGAAGTAGTAACCACCTTGGGTGGTAGAAGCTTCACCATTGGCTTCTGCCTTGGCAAGTTCGTCAATGAACACACGGTCACGCCACCGGCGATAGTCGTCCAAGAGGGTCAGTGAACCAATGGACTGGTGGAACATATTCAGATTACCTGTATCCAGAAGGAGACGTTGGGCGGTAATCAGGGTTTCCCGTGCAATCTTAAAGGTTGAAGGTTGGGTGGGATCGGTCGGGTCCGCAGGGCCAGTGTATTCCTTAAGCACCACAAGGACTTTTTCCTTGGTGATGTTACGGCTGTTGGCGGTACCGATGGTTTGATCGGAAATCCGTTCGCGGCTGTCCTTGGTACCAGGAGTACCCCAGAACTTATAGCGGTCTAGTTGAACGGTTTGGCCAGGTTGGCGAGTGAAGTCATGGACCACCACAGGCTCAACAGCCATTTCGCAAATGTATGCGGGGTGGGGCCGATATAGTTCGGCACCAAGAATCTTCGGAAAATCGTTATCAATAAACACTTGGTTTTATCCTCCGGTGTCGTAAAAAAATTTATCGGTGAAAGATTCAGACATGAACATGTCTTATCTTTATGAATTTTAGCAGGTATTAATTTAACTATTGATAATAGCCAGTGATACCTGCTGATCCGGTGGTTTGTTTATAACGTGCACCGGGTGAATTACTAGAGCCGTAAGACTCTGGATCAATGGACTGTTGCTGTTGCACAAATCCAGGAACGTTAAGTGCTTCTGGAATCATGCCAGCGGCTTGACCACCAAGGGCAGCAAGACCAGTGGAAACAGGAACAGCAAGACCGGCAGCACCTACTTGCAGGGCTCCAGGGGAAACATTGTGCGCGGCTTTGTCAATATTGAGTAAGCCTTGGCGAATGCCTCCCAGGGCTGCTGCCCTTAATCCTTGCTGACGCTCGGCAGGTATTTTTTCAAGTTGTTTTGCAACTTGTTTGCCTATCGGAATAAAAGCATGAGATTGCAAACTTCCTGCTACTACTGGTGCATATTTACCTGCAAGAGTAATACCTGCACTTCTGGCACCTTTAAGGCCAGCGGCAGCACCAAGAGCAGCACCAAGTCCACCTAGAGTGGCAACACCTGGTTGTTGATCTTGGGCAAGCATCCCACCAACTGCAAGACCTGCAGCGGCGGGAATACCATACTTAATTAGTGGACGCATGGTCTCACTCCATTACAAACAGTTTGTTTGCAACAGTGCCAGGTTGGGCTTGGTTCAAGATACGCCAGGCATTCTGGGGATCACGTGCCATTGCTTCGTTGAAACCGCCCCAGAAGTTTTGGGGTTGTTGGGGAGCAGCAGCAGCAGGAGGAGCAGGGAAGTTGCCGTAATCGGGAACTACTTGCTCAGTGCGGTAACCAGGAGTTTCCAATTGAGCCTCGCTTTCATATACGGGATAAGGACCTTCAGGACCGAAGAACTTCAGGGTGTAGTCACTCAGTACATCAGGGTTGGTAAGAATTTCGTTAAAGGCGAGATTCTCTTGGTGTTCGTTTACACCAAATTCAGCATAGTTTTGCAGGAGACCTTGGGCTTTTTGGCCCCAGGAAACTGCACTGTCCAACATGCCTTCAAGTTGAAGGGCGTAGTTATTTA